TCATTTATCCGCTATCATCGCGGCTTACCCTGATTGTAAACATAGGGATTATTTTATTAAAATTTAGTATCTTTGCGTATCTCATCTACATACCAGCCGTCCCCTGTACAGGAAACGACACAAAAAATTACTCGCAGCAGGAGGTTTTATCCCCCGGTCGCTGCGAGTAATCGTGCATTTGTTGGTATGTAGGTGAGATGACTGCTAACAAACCGGGGGATTTTTTGTGTCCTCCCCCGAAGGACTTTATTTGTCAGATTCGATGCTGACCGATTCGACTTCGTCTTTCACTTTTCTGCCGACAACCGGCGTATTCCGTACATGGTCCGTCGCAGCCATTAAAAATTCTTCAGTTCATTTACGACTGCCTCCAATGGCAGTTCTCAAATCTTCGTCCAGATCGTATTTGCGGCATCTTTCTTTTCGACATATCCGTTTTGAATACGTAATCCGGCTTTTCCGATCAGGACCTCGAAAATATCTCCCGTGAAGACCGCATAGTTGCTCGATCCTTTCACAACGGCTACTCCGTTGGGAGCTATCAGGTTCTTGCGGACATCGGTCGCAAAAGAAAAAGTAATTGCCTCGACGGCTGCGGATGCCGCATTTCCGAGTTCTCCGGAAGAGGATGCTTCCACTGTTACTTTTATGTAGTAGTATGCCGGGGTCGTAAAACGATAACTAATGTTCTTGTTGATCTGTATCGATCCCGTGTCGTCATATGTGGAAGATTGCCGGAATATCGTATCGGTAGTATCGGCTGTCTGGTTGATGATTTCGATCTTCACGCTTCCTCCGCCCCGGATCGTACCCTTGACTTGTGCCGACATCTGCACCTCCGCTCCGCATTTGAATTGACTTGAGTTCCTGGAATCCGAGGCGAAAGGCTTCGTTTGAGAGGTTATGACTGCTATACTTTCCGTCGTTTGGCTCGACGGGACGTCGGAAGAACCCAAAACCTGGCTTATGCTGTTTATATTGTTAGTAGTGAGTATGATTTTATCTCCGCTTCCGCCCGCATCGTTCACCTCTACGGAGTCGTTTTTGACCTGCAGAATTCCGACGGTACCTTTGGCGGCGTGTATATCTCCGTCGGCGTGTACTCTGAACACGGCTTTTCCCCGGTTCGTATAGTCGGCTCCCGACCAGAAGGGCACATTGTCCACCTGCAAGCCGCTTACGCCGGCCGTCACCTCACCCTGTCCGTTTCTCAGTAACATCATACTGAGAAGATAGAGACCGCCTTTTTCCTCGGAGCCTCCTTCTATCGCTTGTTTGAGGTAGTCTGTCGATTTGATGGATTCGTCGATCGCATCGTCGATCAAATCCGACATGTTGCTGCTTATTTCATAATAATCGGAGAATACCTTTCTGAACTCGGTACCGGTTATCTCGGATGTCGTACTCATATCGGCCAGCAGAGGCGTGAGATAATCTTCGAGTGCCTGGAAATAGACCGTAAAGGAATCCGTGGGTACGTCATACTTTTCGGCATTCGCCATGATGCTCCAATATTCGCCTTGAATCCGCGCCCATTCGTTAGCCACCTGCTGTTTGTCGGAGGGCGTCAGGCTCGAATCCGAGGCGATGTAGTCCACATCCATCTTCACCTGCTCGATCTGCGCCTGCACATCCTCTTCTGCTATGATATACCCCGTGGGGGCCTTGTTGCCTTCCGTAAGCTGGATCTCGTAGAGATACATGGAAACACCTTTGCCGACATACAGGTATATCTTCTGCACCACACGCGAAGCATCGAGGGTGTGGACCACTTCATATACTCCTTCCGTTCCCGCCGGAGGAGCGGAAAGCACTTCTTTGGTGCCGTCTTCGTATGCGATGCGGAACGTAATTTCGGCACCCTGCTTGATCCGGGCTTTGAAGACGTACGGAGTATTCGGCTTGTATTTTATCTGTCCGCCGAAACAGTCGGGGACCGTCGAAACCTGGGAGGCGTTGGTTGCGGCAAGCCCGGCTTGTAGGAGTTTGCTCCAATTGACATACAAATATGTTCCGTCCGCGTCCGCCCCCGAAGTTACGACATCTGTAACGCCCTCTTTGGCACTGTTCCACTCCCGGATGAACTGTTTGGCGATATAGTTACGGGCACCGAACTTTACATCTTCTTCCGCAACCAAGTATCCTGCCGGAGCCTTGTTACCTTCGGTGAGCTGAATGTCGTACAGGTAGATCGGGTTCCAGGCAACCACATAAAGAACTATTTTCTTCAAGGACTTCCCGGCTTGGGTCGTATAGACCGCTTCATACAGCTCGGATTCGGTCGGCGAAGGCGGCGCCGACATAAATTGATAGGTATTATCGTCATAAACCGCACAAAATATAACTCCCCGCTTACTGTTGGGTTGCTTGATACGGGCCTTGAAGACATAGGACATGCTGGTTTTGTAGGCGATCTTACCCCCGAAGCAATCCGTCCAGTTTACGATCTGGCTCGTAGTCGCAATAGCTACCCCTGCATTACTCGCTTTGTTGGCATCGATCCTCATGTACGCTCCGTCTGCATCCGTCCCGTTCGTTACCACATCCGTAACGCCCTCTTTGGCACTGTTCCACTCCCGGATGAACTGTTTGGCGATATAGTTACGGGCACCGACCTGCAGGTTGTCCACCGCCTCGTCAGCCTGCTTCTGGGCCACGAGGTTCGAGAAGCGGCTCACCTCGGCGTAGTAGTCGGCGAATTTCTGGTTGAAGGTGTCGGGCGTGATCGCCGTGTCGGTGTCCGCAGTCAAAGCAATGCCGCTCAGGTAGGCTGCGAGAGCGTCGTAAGCTCCTTTCAGAGCCGCTATCGATACTCCGAAGGTCGTTGCATCCGTCTGGTATTTGGCATACTCTTTTTGTATCTGCGACCATTGCTGTCGCACGGCGGGTTTTTCCTCTTTCGATAACGTGCCGTCTGAAGCCATGACTGCCAGTCGTTCTTTGGCTTCGTTGGCTGCCGTATCATCGGTGTATTTGGATGCTTTGTCCCAATCCGAGCTCTCGAAATTGCCCGTTGCACGGGATTCGATGCAGCGCATGATGTCGCCGCTTTCGCCCTGCGTCCAGATGTCACCCACATCGTATGGAGGCGTCGGTGTTACGACGAATACACGACGTTTGGCATCGGCCGTGTCCTGCGCCCGCGCCGCCTCTTGCAAGGCCTTTACCGCATCGCTGTCGGCAATCGGTGTCCATTTATAGCTTCCGTCCGCTTCTTTTACCCATCGCCACGATTTGCCCGCATCGGGGTTCGTCGTCTTGTCGCTCGATATGGTAAAGTGAATCTGCGGGTATTCCGCCGGAGTGATTTTGGCATTGTCGGCTTTGCGGATGACAAAAGCCATGTAGGGATTGTCGCTCCCGACGGTATAGCTTTGGCTCCATACATAACTTGTTATAACCGCTCCGGATGACGCTATCGGATTGTAACCCATCATATAGCCTTCAGCCACCGACAATACGGCGCCTTTGGGGATTCCTCCGACCGGAGTTTTGAGCCGGATGCGGGTGCTGTCGGCGATTTTGATCTGATCCCAAGTCTTAATGCCGTCGATGTAGGATGCACCGATGCTTCCCTGCTCCCAACAGCCGGCATCCGTCGGGTCGAAATTCGCAGGCAGCGTATTGGTGAACGTGTCGCCGATATGGTTTTCCTGCTCGCCGTCCGCTATCCACGTTTGGGCCGGTTCATTGTAAGGCGAGGGGGTATAGGGATAGAACCAGTTTTCCACGACACCGTCCAGCCGTTTGTTGATCTCGGACAATTCGCCGGGCAGCGTGTTATCGATGTAATCTTTGGCCTGCTGAGCTTTGAGATCGGCGGAATGGGCTGCAGACTGGGCTTCGGTGGCCGTTTGATCGATCTGTTCGATGTCGAACTCTTTCTGGAACTGTCCCGTCGCGGGGTCGTAGAGCTTGCCTTGCTTCCAGCCCGCCTCCGGGGTGAAGGCCACGCCGACGCCGTCGTCGCCGACCATTCGGAACAGCTTGCTCCGGGTGTCCAGCAATACCTTCTTGTCTAAGCTGCTTATCATACCTTGCAGGTAGATATTATCCAGATAGGCCGAATAGCCCGACATCTGAATCCCGAAGACGGAGAGGTTCGTAAGGTCGCCGAACTGCGCGGCGATATTCTCGGCCGTGAACTCCCAGTCGCTGACATTGCGAAGATAACGCTGGTAGGTGCGCGTCGAGTAGCGCGAGCTCTGCCTGTCGGGATTCGTGAACGAGCCGTAGCCCACGAAGGTCATCGATTCCATCGGGTCGATCTGCCTGGTAAAGGTGTCCGACAAGGGGCGCAGCTCGTAGCGGAACTGTTCGTTGCGGTCGCCCTGGACCTCCGTGATGCGGAAATAGACCGTTGCGAAGCCTGCGAAAGAGAAGTTGCCCCGGCCGTCGTCGGAATCTGCCGTCGCATTGTTCGACGGGTCTAAGTCGTGGAAGATACCCATACAGATATCCCCGACCGCTACGGCGCCGATCTCGCCCTCTTCGAGTTTGAGCGTTACGAGCTTCTGATCCTTGTCCACGCTCTCGATCACTCCGGCGCCCGGAGCGCTCCAGTCATCCCCGACGCTGATGCCCACGCGGTTGTAACGAAGTTCCGGAACCTCCAGAAAGCGGCGGATGAAGAGGCTTTCCAACTCGCCGGCGCCTCGTCCGTCGATCTGTGCACCGAAGCCGGTGATGCCGCTGGCGAAGTCGCTTGTCCGAAATCCCTCGTCGAGCTGCTGCCGCTTAAGGAATCGGGTGATTCCTTCGACCGTACCTCCCCGGCGCTTGTTGAGAAATTCCCGTTCGCTCTTACGCGACGAATAGAGCGTCGTGTCGCTCGCCGGCGTTTCCTCCCACGATTTAATGATGTCAGGAAATTCCGATGAAACCTGCCGGGTTATCTGCGTCACTTCCGAAATCTGATTTTCGATGCGGGAAATACGGCCGGTAGAGAGGACATCGCTCATTTTAAGAGTCATGTTTCCGGGCTGAACGACGGAGCGACTGATTCCGACGATACGGATATCGCGGTATCCGGTATCGGGAAAAAACTTGTCGCTTCCGAGCCGAACCCGTTGTCCCGGCTTCAAATCGAGGTTTCTTTTATCGACAACCGTAAAATCCGTCGATGCCTGGAACACGGATATATCTTTACGGCTGTCGGCCATAAAGGTATCTACCGCAGTTTTGAATTCCTGTTCGGCCGCAGGATAATAACTGTCCGGCATACTGATATTCCAGAGTACGTATTCGTTCCCGGGAGCCGGGACCAACGGTTCCGACGGCAACTGTATATCGTTGTCATAGGGCCATTGGGTGATGATTTCGAACTCCTTCTTTTCCGAGTCGTAATTCACTTCGAACTCCCGTCCGCGAAGCTCCCCGGTCTGAAAGGTCACCCGTTTGACGAGGCCGCCTATTTCGTATTGATTGGGATCGAACGGAATGTCGGGATCGGTGAAATACCAGACCGTAAACGGCGAACCGTCATCGCTCGTACGCTCTTCGGACCGTACGGCACCGACCGTCCCGATCCGACGGGGATATATCGCATCGAACGCTTCCTGCTCGAAATATTCGATGATACCGAGGTGAGTATCCTGTTCGACGTACTTCGCCCCGTCGGGCAATTGCAGCCGGGCATGTCCGTACCGATCCGGATCGATGTTGCGGGAGGAACCTACCGGAAAGAGCCGAGTGAAAAACTGCACGCCATCGGCCATGCTCCGTTCGATTCCTCCGATCAATCCATTGCCGTAAGACAACGGGACAGGCTCGCCGAACTCACAGCGGGATATGTTGAGCGTCATCCCGTCGAACCACCACTCCGTCCCGGCCGCAGACGACAATTCCGAAAGGGCATCGGAGGCGTACTTTCCCGTATATTCGATATCGATGTATTCCGATACGACCACTTCGCCGACCTTCCATTCGGTCGTTCCCATTTTGCGGTTCATGTTAGCGACGATCAGCGCCGCATGTTCGCGTGCCGGTGCCGTGAGTGTCAAAATCGGATTGTCGTCATCATCCGGATTGACCATCAGGACCTGCGTGGCGAGTCCTTCGACCCCCGACAGTTGCACCGAATAGCTCCATTCGCTGTCGCAGTTCATCTTCGGCTGATAACGTTCGAGTACCCAATAGCGCCGTCCGAGGAAGTCCGCATAATCGTAAACTTCGAGCGTGACGCATTCGAAGGCCGTGAAGGAGAGCGAGAGGACACTCTCCTCCTGTATGCCGCAGGTTGCAGCGCTGTTACTATCGGGAGAGGCCGTCAGCTTCAGATTCCCTTCTTTCGAATATATTTTGAGTTCCATTTTTTGAAGATTTGAACGTGACCTTTAGATCGACGCAGTGAGTTCGAATGTCGGCTTCGGCTCCCGGAATTTCACCGAGAAGGTCGCCGCAACCTCTCCCTTTCCGAATGGCGCCAGTTGTGAATAATCCGAAAATCCGGTCATATAAACCCGGAATTTCAGCCCTACGTCCGTCAGATGGAGCGCCAGCCACCCGTCATCGCCCTCCTTGAGAAATTTCACGAACGAGGCGTAGCGCGTGAAGAACGAAACATCGTTCGAGGCGACGATGGCGAATCGCAGCGTGATATCGCGGGCTTCGTAAGTCTGTGTCAGGGTATCGTGCATACGGACGCCGTCCTCCTCCCGAATGGAAACCTCCGCCTGCTGCTTGAGGGCCGGAGGTGCGAGCAGCGAATCGTAGTTGTCGTGCCTGTCTTCGGCGGTTTCCGCGAGGAAAGCCCCGAAGCGGGCATACACATCCGTTTGGTTGATCAGCAACAGTCCTTCGAGTATTTCAGCCATAATCAGATCGCTTTTAATCCGTCGCGTTTTATGGTTTGCAACAGTTCATAGATTTGGGGTATCGGTTCGGTATTTTCCCGGATGGCATTCATCGCTTCGAGCGATCCCTTGAGAACCGGAACAATACCTTCGGTGTTTTCATCGATATTCGCGGAATGGATCTGTACCGATGTGACCAGTCCTTCGACGCGGGAGAACGAATCCTGCGTTACGGTCTGAATGGCTCCGGCCTTACCGCTCTGCTGCGAAGTGCCGGCTTCCTCGTCGATCGAAAATCCGTTCTCTTTTGCAATGCGGCGGAACTCTTCCCACAGACGATTGAAATCGTCCTGTTGATCCATGACGCCTGAAACCAGCGATTTCATCGTTTCGCTCCATTGAGCGAACCGCTCTTCGTCGGAAAGGTCGCTCTGCATGACCTTTTCGATGTGTTTTTGGGCATCTTCGAATAATTTACCGAACACGATCGAGGAGGCCATACGCTTGCCCAGCGAGCGCAAAGCTTGTCCGACACTATCGACAAATGTATCCGCCGCATCGGTACCGTTTTCGAGAGCATCCACCAAAGCATCAGTAAGCGTGCTGCCCAGATCGCCGAAAATATCCTGCAAATAATCCCGGACCGCAGTCAATGCCTCTTCGTAGGTTTCCCAGTCGTCCACCATTTCGCGGAGCATCTCTTGATTCTCCCGTGCCAGGTGCTGGAAAGTTTCTCCGCCCTCTTCGACGAATTGCCGGAGTGCGTCCATATCGACTTCGCCATCCGTGAATAATTCGGGAAGCAGCGAACCGAGGGACTGGTATTTCGCCGAACGGAACCAGGTCGAGTGACGTGTCTGAACCTGCATGTTGGCGATCGAGTCGGCAATGTTCTCCCAAGTTTTTTCGTACCTGAACAGCCCCGAAAGCCCTGTATCTGCTCCGCCTCGCCACTCTCCCGGCAACTGGTATTTTTCTTCCCCGCGTGAGAGGATTCTCTCCCGGACCTTCTCCAGCTCTTCGAGCGAGGTGCGTACCACATCGATATTTTGCTTGTAACGGTCGTACACCCGATCCCCGAAGATATTGTCGAACTCATCGGAATCGATGCGGCTGCGATCTTTCATGATCCGAAGCTCTTCGTTGAACTCCCGGGCCAGACGCAGGTTGCGCTCCATAGAAGTTTCACCGCCCTTGAATAAATTGACAATGGTTGTCAGCGCACCGATACCGGCCGATATGCCTCCGAGAATTCCGGAGGCCATGCCGAGCGTGTTTGATGCGGCTTGAGCTTTCCGGTATGCCTGAACGGCATTGACGATTTGCAGGGTAGAGCCGGCGATATCTCCTGCGGCGGCGATGATGGCTCCTCCGGCACCCCCGACGGCATCGCCGACCTCATTGAAGGTGCCGATGATGTCGGTCAATACGCGGTGAAGTTCTGTCCAGGAGGTCGTATCGGTAGTTTCCTGCTCCGTTTGGCTCTTTTTTTTCGCCAGCTGCTGCTCGGCCTTGCGGAGTTTGGCCTGCGCAACGGCGATGGCATTGCCGTCGTCCGGCATCTCGCTTTGCAGGTTCTCCAGCTCTTCTGCGGCTTCGATCACCAGGCTTTCCAGCTTTTTGACCGAAGCAGCGACGACCCGGTCGGCCCAGGCTTCGAATTCCGGAAACTGGCTTGCGAATTGTTCCGTGAAGTCGTCGAGCGCTTTTTGTTTGGCACGTTTAGCTGCGTCGGCATAATGTTTTATAGAATCCGGAAGCTGGGCTTCCGATGCCAGTCCATAAAATATTTCCTGAAGTTCATGTAAAGTTTCTCCCGAGGAACCACCGGGATCCACATCGATTCCAATAACGATTTTTTTTGAATCTGCCGCGAGAATATCGTTAGCCCCTTCCAACTGGTCGAAAATATAATCTTCCAACTCTTGAGGCGATAAAACACTCCCATCGGGAAGTATCGGGGTTACAAGTATTTCCGTTTCTTTACCCGTAGCATCCAATATCCCATATTGGGAGCTAAATACTGTCGCAATACCTTCTCCGGCATCTTGCCATCCTTTTTGAACCAGTTTCGCAGCATCGATCATAGGACGAACCAGTAAATCCACATTTCCCCGGAACATTGATAGCATCATCTGCCCGGCAGCGTCTTTCGTGACTTTGTCGATCTCTGCATCGTACTTCCGGGCGATTCGCAGACGCCCCTGCTGGTAGGTTTCGTACTTCTCCAGCAGCTTGGTGTATGAAGCCTCCTCTTTCTTATCGACCTCCGCAAGCTCTCTGTTCCGAATTTCCGCGGCTTGGGCTATTGCAGCGGCCGTGCCGGCCATAAAGGTTTTCTCCGCATTCGAATCGATATCGGCCCCCGACTCCCGGAGTTTGCGAATCAGTGCGAGTGTCTGTTGTTCCTGCCGCTCATATTCCTGACGGTTTTTCTCGTAATTGAGGCGGATCGCTTCCCGTTCCCGGTCGAATTCGTTTTCAATCAACTCGACCCGCTGGTCGTCGAGGCTCTGCTGCTGGCGACGTACGGCAGCCTTATACTGTTCTGTAAGTTGGTCGGTGGAAGTCGGTGCGTTACCGGTAGCGCTCGTCGTGCCGGACGGGTTTTTCAGCAACTGAGCCTGCTCCGCCACGGCAGCCAATTTCGTCCGCTGCTCTGCGAGGAATTGCAGAAATGCCCCGAGGTTGCCATCGAATTTCTCCTCTATCTCATCGATAATCTCTTCCCCTCCTTTGTTCTTCCTGATCTCTTCGAAAATCCTTTCCTGCCAGTAAGAAACACTTTCTTCTGCATCTGCCAGAATGGTTTCCGCCCAAGAGAGATCTTTGTACACTTTGGACGCATTGCCCCGTTGAGTCCATGTCGCCACATCGTAGATTTTCTGTTTGTCAGCAACATCCTTCTGCGCCTTGAGGTATTTGTCATAAACTCTTCGGAATTGTTCGATATCCGCTGCGTTATCGAAGAATTGCCCCTGCTGTTCGATATCCACCAGGCTCTTGAATGCTGCCTGTGCTTTGGCGTATTTGTAAATATTGCGGATCAGCTCCTCATAGGCGTCATTCGCTTGTCCGAGCATGATTTGCTCGTCGGAAAGGTTCTTGAAATAACCCGAAAACTCCTCTTTAAGTTTGCGCACGGCATCCCGGCGATCGTCCGTGGCACGGGCGTTATCCGTCGCAGCCCGGTAGAGCAGATTCAATTTTACGACCTCCTGCTGAGCGTTCCGGGCCCCTTCGAGCATCGTACTCTGAAATCGTTCAGCCGCTATGCGGGCGGTGTCGAGGGCTTTCTTTCCCCGAAACAGGCTCGTCACCCAGTTTCCGATCTCCTTGCCGTAAACAACCGCAAGAGTAATACCCACAGTTAGTAAAGTCTGAAAAGAGCCTACAGAGGAAAGTATTTGCCGCCATACTGGAATTGTTTTTTGACCACTGGCTGCCAATAACTGATTTTCGGCCCTGGTGCGAGCTATTGCATCCCAAAGAATAGGATAATTATTTGAAACTGCCAGGAAATACATCTGTAATCCCATTGCCAGTGACGGTGATTCACGAATTATTTGCTGAACAGCCATAGATAGGCTATTGTAAGTCCTTACGGCTGCCGGAGCACTTGCGGGAACCAGATCGGTGCGTTTGGTTGCAGCTTGCAAAGCCTGGAGCTGCCGCTGCAACGCTTCTATCTGGCGGATGTTTTCCGTCTGATCCATCTCCGGCGTCTGGGCTATGACTTTTTGAAGTCGCACGATTTCATCCTTCAAAGCCTGAATACGGCCTCGCGCCTGCGCGGCATCCTTGTCCACGGCATCAATCCCGCCGGAAACTCCGGAGAGTCCCTGGCGGGTATTGTTCTTTACGAGGAATTCTATCTCGACGGGTTTCATTGCAAGTTGAGTTTCGATTGAAAGAGTTGTGCGGTATCGGGTTTTCCCGTTGCATTCCCGGCTTCCGTACACTCGGCCGGGACGCTTCGATAATGCGGGGCATCGGCCAGCATCATGGCCAGTGTCTGGAAATTGACCTTCCACAGAATGTAATGCACCGACCATCCTGTTGCGGAGGCAATTTGCCAAACGATTCCGAAGGGGCTATGGGAACTCTCGTAAACGGTTCTTAACTCCCCTTTCCTGCTCTTTTGGGGCGGCTCGTTTCGTACCGGAAGGGATCGATCCTCTCGGCCGATTCGATAATACTCGTAAAATCCCGCGTGCCCCGCATTCTGCGGAACCAGCGTTGGGCTTCGATCCGGTACTCGGAGGGCACCTTCCACCGGATCAACCAGGCCACCACGGGGGCCAGCAGGAGTCCGGACAGATAGCCGCGACATATCGTCAGCGCAAGGATCAGCGAAAGGCGTTTGGCATGCCGGTCGAAAAAGGCACGCTCCTCGTCTTCGGAGAAAGCATCCCATTCCCGGGCCGTGATTCCCAGCTTCAGGTAGTGGCGTACGATGCGCATCTGCCCTCCCAGGCAGGGGCGCCGCATCGTTACGCGCAGCACCCGCTCCCGGCCTCCGGGCAGGCGGAACCGGAGAAGAGGCAGCAGAATCCCCACATCGAGCAGAGCTTCCGCTGCCTCCAGTTCTACATTGCGTTTCATGGCTTAGGCATTGGGCTGCGAAAGCGATACGGTAGCTTTTGTTTCAGGATCGGACTCCAGGATGAATTCCAGTTGTCCGGAGCGGGGCGATTCCGTGGAATTGGCTTCGGCGATCACCGTGACGCGTCCGTTCACGACTTCCACCGAGAAACCTTCGGGCACAGCACCTACCGAGAACGGACCCGAGGCTTCGATATCGACCGGGAGGCTGCCGCCTGCCTGTTCGAAGGTCAGCGACGTCGGGTCGGCCTCGATGAAGGGCTCCGTCGGCAGAATCGAACCGGGCGAAGAGCCGTCCAGCGGGGCCAGGACCTTCAGTCCGAATTCGATGCCGAGGACGTTTTCGCCGCCCAAGCCGCCGCGAATCTTCGAGGCACGCAACGAAACGCGCTTGAGTTTGACGGTCTTACCCGTACCGGTCAGAATGCGCATATCTCCTTCGACACGCATCGAGCTGGCAGGCATTTGCCACTCCTCACCCGCGACTTTGCCGCCCATCAGATCGACGCAGTTCTGGGGAACCATTTCGATCATCTTTCCGGTAATCTCATTCGTCGCGGCTCGCGTTTCGATATCCAGCACGGGACTGGTCCGAATCTGTGCGGCCCAGAGTTCGACGGTCTGGGCGTCTTCACCGCCCCAGTCAAGGCCCTCTTCCGAAATGTTCCCCATGCGTCTGCCGTTGAAATAGACAGCGTCGAGCAGCATCAGATAGCCGTCGTTAGTTTGAATTACAGATCGTTTAGACATAATTAAATTGTTTTGAAAAGTTTTGCAAATAAGTTTGTTTTATGAGCCCACCAGCCGCCGAGACATCCGATAACGATTCCGAAAAGCATCCACCTTCCCCGATAGGCCGGGGACCGCGTTTGTTGTATTGCTGTTTCCGAAGATTGATGCCTGGAGACTTCGAGGAGTCGGTCGTATGCTTCCCGGGTTTCTGCCAGACTCTCCTTCAGAGAATCTGCATATCGGTCCTGCCGGGCCGAGGTCGCTTTGTAATATTCGACTCGTCGGGCAAGCGAATCGCTGCGTGCTGAAATGCGGATGGTATCCCCGTCACGCCGGGCTTCGAGCGTCAGCCGACCGTCACGGGCAACATAGGCCGCCCCCTCCGGCAGATTACGGAGGCTCTCCTCCGTCACCGTCACCGCTGCTGTCCGAAGCGGAATCGCCTCCGTCCGCAGCGCCCGCAGCACAGAGGTCTCCTCCGATCGAGAGTTCATTGCCGCTCGTGCGGTTTGCTCTACGGCGTTTTGTGCGCCGCGTTGCATGTGCGACACGGTATCCGTACTGTTCTGCGTCCCTGTCGAGAGGAGCTTCTTCGTCGCAGTGCAACTTACCAGCAGCAGGATGGATAGCAGCAAAAAGAGTCTTGTCTTCATACGAATTTCGTTTTCCGATGGTCTTGCGGAGGCGCTCCACCTCTTTAGTCAGCCGGTCGATGCGTACGAGCATCTCTTCCTGGTTGGCCTTGAGGTCGATGTTTTCCCGCCGCAGTTGGATATTTTCTTCGAGAATCTTCTTGTTTTCGCCCGAAAGCAGGTTGATCGAACTCTGCAACTCTTTGAGAAAATCGTTGTTCTGTTTGCGGCGCGAGAAGATCCAGGTGAAAACGCTGCCGAGGAATCCCCCGGGAAGTGCGAAAGCGAGTATCTGCATCCAAATGCTGTCCATCGTTCAATCGGTTTTTGAAAGTTAGTTTACGCCCGTTCGATCATGCGTGCAATCTTCGAGATCAAATCCGCGTAGGCTGCGGGTTCTGCCGTACAGTACCCGGCCTTGGCGATCTCATAAGCGAAACGTGTTATGTCGTTACGATACGCCCAGGCTACTGCGTAGCGTTTGGCGGAAAGGACCTTCGCATGGTCGCGGATGCCCTCCTCCGGCGTGTCGTAGTCGCGGAACTTGCGATCGACCTCGTAACGGTAGCGTCCATCCGAAGTCCGGGTGATCGAATAAACCTTCTCGAATCGTCCGCTCTGCCGGTCATCCGAAAAGTATTCGAAGGTCCGTTCGGTTCGCCGCTTTCCGGTCCACTTATCTCCGGCCGTAATGCCGAAAAGATTATTTCCGATAGCATGATCGCCCCATCCGCTTTCGAGGGCGGCCTGCGCCGCAACAAACAGAGGATTCAACCCTGTTTCGGCGCAGACCCGCTCGATTGTCGGATAATAGGTGCGCTTGAAATCCGTCGGTTTCATGGCTATGCGGAGTAAGCGGCTTGTTTTACCTCGATGTTTTTTGTCACTCCGCCGAGCTTCACGCTCACCGTTCCGGTACGGGCTTCACCCTCGGCTTCCTGTGCAGGAACTGTCACCTTGAACTGCCCCTGTTCTTTGGTCGTCGTGATCCATGCAGCGGACGGGGTTACGGTCCAATCCTCCGAAGGAGCTTCGACCTTCACGGTCTGTTCTCCTCCATCCTTGGTGAACTCCGTAAGCGTCGCAGGCGTCAATGTGACGGTGCGTGCGTCGAGCAGCACAGCGAGTTTTCCCCAGACGATGTTGGTATCGATTTTCATCAACATCTTGAAGAAGAACCGTTCGCCGGCATTGGACACACGATCGACCTTGATAGCCGTAGTGTCGGACACCAAATTGCAGGCAGCCCAAAGGTTCGAGTCGATGTCGAGGCTGGCGATTGTCGCCACGATCACTCCATCCGGCCAGTTTGCCAGCCCCTCGATACGTTTACCTTTGAATCGAGGTGCATTGACGGACGTAGGGTCCTTGCCTTTGCTCGAATCCGTGATCTCGTCGTCGTAGGCATCCAGGTCGTTGACCGACATCAGGAAGCAGAAATTCGGATTGTTGCGCATCGCCGCAGGAACTTTGGCCCAGACAGCGCGCAAGCGGTCGAGTTGCTTGGTCTTGGTGGTCGTGGCCAGGATCGTTTCCTTATCGGCTGCGATACGCGTCAGGATACCGTTGAAAAATTGCTCCTCTCCGTCGCCCTGCACACCGTTAATGAAGTGGTATCCCAGTTCATTTTTGGCTACTTTGGCGATTTCGAGCAGCATCTGTTCCTGAACATTGGTCGGCAGTTCGCTGAAGACCAACTCTCCCGTAGGTTGAAAAGGCTTCCAGAACTTCTCGAATGACCTGGGGTTGAACTCCGTGTAGGCCATCACGTCCTGGGGCTGCAACACGCGTTCGTCGATGGTGAACTGACCTTTCGAATTCTCCGAGGTCGGCTGTTCGACACGCTTTTGCAGAATTTTCGAAAGCTGCATGCGCGGAATCGAATATTTGTCGCCTACGTTCTGCTCCATGTGGATCAGCCCGCGTTCGAACAATTCGTTCCCTGTCGTTACCAGCGTAAGCAGGCGGTTCAAAAATTCACCGCCGTAGTTGGTTTGAATAGAAGGATTTTGTGCCATAATCGTGTGAATGTTAGATTTGTGAATTAACGTCCCAGCCGTTTGCGGACTTCTTCCTTGCGCTCTTCCAAAGGATCGGAAGGCTGTACGGGACCTTTGTCGAGCTGGTCGAAGATGCGGCGCTTGGGTTTCAGGGATTCGAAATACGCCTGAGCCTTCGCTTTGTCCGCATGCAGCATTGCCACGGCGTTCTCTATCTGATCTGCCTGAATACGGCCGTCTTGGACATATCTTTCGGCCGCGTTGCGAATCTCGGCGTCTTCGGTTTCCTGCTCCCGGCGATGAAATTCGTCGTTTTCCGCTTTCAGCCGATCACGTTCCTCTTTCAAAGAATCCCGCTCGGTGCGAAGAGCTTCCGTTTCTGCCGCCAGACCTTCCAGTTCGGCCACTTTTTCAATGGCCGCAGCTTCGTCGGCGCAATCGACGAAGCGCGGACGAGCCTTGAGTTTGTTGAACATAGTTTTGTTTTTTGGGGTTTGTACTTCGAGTGAATTGAGATAATGTTGCGTGTAAGCATCGCATATCTGCCGGGGAGTAGCATGCGATGCAGCGGGAGTATCCGGTACATCGGTATCGAAAATATCATCGACGAAACCCAGACGAAGAGCTTCAGAAGCTGTCAGCCAGTGATCCTGCCCATCGAAATATGAGGTACGGATCTGTTCGGCACTCTGTCCGGTACGTTGTGCATAGATATCGCACAGAATGGCTTCCAATTGTTCCATCTCGGCCGCAACGGTCCTGATCTCTTCGACGGTCCCGGCTACGGCACTACGAACCGAATGAATCATGAGGCGTCCGTTCGAGGCGATTTTTACACGACGTCCGCAACCGGCGATAACGGAAGCTGCGCTGGCGGCCAGGCAGTCGATATAAATAGTGATATCAGCCCGCGAGGCACGCAGAGCGTTGAAAATGGCCAATGCGGCATATACTTCGCCTCCGACGCTGTTGATACGCACATCGATTCTGCGGCCTTCATGTTCGGCTGTCATCAGCTCCTTGACGATGTCTTCAGGCTGCACGCTTCCCCAATCCCCGATATCACCATAGAGCATAATGCAACAACCATCTGCACCGTCGATGATGTTCACGATTTGATGTTTCATGATGCATTGATTTTGACGCAAAATTGAGCGCTATTTCAACACTTTGCAAACCGTTAAAACATCATAAAACTTTATATATCAATGATATTATTATAAAGTGTATCTGCTGTTCCGTCGGTTTGAAATCCCCCTTTTTAGATGTCATTTTTGCATCAAAATCCAATGAACGATGAGTACGATATCCCGACAGCAGCAGAAAGAATTCGCCCGGACACTCTACCTGCGTGAAAATCTTACGCAGGCCGAAATCGCCGAACGCGTGGGAGTCAGCCGGCAAACCGTCATCCGCTGGATGGGAGCCGAAAAGTGGGACGAGCTGAAAGCGTCGATCTCCATGACGGCCGAAGAGCAAATCCGAAACCTGCAACGGCAGGTCATCGAAATCAATAACTCGATTCTCAACAGGGAGTCGGGAAATCGCTATGCCAATGCTAAGGAGGCCGATACGATCGTCAAGCTGACGACCGCCATCAATAAGTTGCAAACGGAAGCCGGGATTCATGAAATCGTAGGTGTCGGGGCTGCCTTCATCGACTTCATTCGCCCGATAGATCTGGAAAAAGCCCAAGAGTTCACCCGATTGTTCGACGCCTTCATTAAGGCTAAAATGACAAAACGATGAAGCAGACAGACCGCGACGCCCTGCGATATTGGGAAGAACTCAAACATTCCATCTACAATGCGACATCGATCGACGAGGCCATGACGCAAGCCGAGATCGAGCAGCACCGTACCCGGTTGGAAGCCGACCCGCAGGCATGGATCAGCTTTTTCTTTCCCCAATACGCGAAATATCCCTTCGCACCCTTTCAGTTGCGCGCCATCCGCCGTGTATTGACACATCCCGAATGGTTCGAAGTCCGCAGTTGGAGCCGGGAGCTGGCGAAGTCCACTATCGGAATGTTCGAAGACCTTTACCTCGCGCTGACACGGCGTAAAAAGTTTTTCGTCATAGCCAGCAACACCAAAGAGGCTGCCGTACGCCTGTTAAAGCCTTATCGGGCCGAACTGGAAGCCAACCGGCGCATCAGGCAATACTATGGAGAGCAGCAGACCTTCGGACAATGGACGGAGAACTTTTTCAAAGCCCGATGCGGCGCGAGATTCATGGCCATCGGCGCCGGAGAAACACCGCGCGGTGTAAAAAACGAATCCGTACGCCCCGACGTGTTGCGTATCGACGATTTCGACACCATTCCCGACTGTCTGAATCCCGATATCCTCACTCAAAAATGGACATGGTGGGAAAAAGACCTTTTCCCGACCCGCTCCGTGTCGGAAGGTACGTTGGTCGTGTTCAACGGCAACATCATCGCCGAAGATTGCTGCGTAAAACGTGCCGGTGCTATTGCAGATCATTGGGATATCGTCAATCTGCGGATGGTGGATCCCAAGCGTCCGAACGGAATCGCTGACTACCGCGAAGGACGCTCCGTATGGCCGGAAAAGAACAGCGAAGAGATGATCGACCGCGTGTTGTCGAAGATGAGCTACGTATCGGCAATGGCCGAGTATTTCAACACGCCCATCGCCGAGGGTAAAATATTCGAACATCAGTTTTTCGGAAAAATTCCTCCGCTTACCAGATTCCCGTTTTTGATGATCTACGGAGACCCCGCACCCTCGCAGAAACGCAGCGCTGCGGGTGGCTCGTTCAAATCCGTATGGCTTACCGGAATGCTCGACGATGTACTCTACATAATCAAAGGAAGGCTGTTCCGAGGGCTGAACGACGATTTTATCAATGCCTACTTCCACTTGTTCCAATACGCCGGAGCCGGGTTGAAAGTTCCCGTATATTGCTTTATGGAAAACAACTCCTTGCAGGACCCATTCTTCCAGCAAGTGTATAAGCCGCTGCTGGCACTTAAACGCAGGGAAACGGGAGTCAATCTTTCGATCCTCCCCGATACGGCGGTCAAAGGCGACAAGGCCATGCGCATAGAAGCCAGCCTCGAACCGCTCAACAGGGCCGGACGACTCGTATTCAACGAGGCCGAAAAGAACAATCCCGACATGCAGGAGCTGGCAAAACAGTTCCGACTCTTTTCGATGAAACTTACCTATCCGGCCGATGGCCCCGACAGCATCGAGGGAGGATTCCGCATGATTCGGAGCAAGCGCAGCGTTTTGGCGCCCCTGACGATCGTTGCGGCAAAGGATTACCTGACCAATAAACACCTGATATAATATGGCCGAATTCATCACCATCGATGATTACGATGCCACGGTGCATCGTGAAATCCTCGACGCATTGGTGCGTGAGGACGAAAACGTAATCGAAATCTGCGAAGACCGCGCGATCGATGAGATGCGCTGTTATATGTCGCAAGTTTACGACTGCAACAAGATTTTCGCCGCTCGTGGCGAAGAACGCAGCCAAATCGTACTGATGTTCGCCCTCGACATCACCGTGTATCACATCTTTTGTATTCATAACCCACATAATATGTCGCAAATACGCATCGACCGATACGAGCGGGCTGTCGAATGGCTGAAAGGGATCCAAAAGGGGCAGATACGGGTCGATGGATTGCCTCCGGCTCCCGTTGCCGAAGGCGAAAGTCCTTCGACACCTTATCTGGTATCGAGTAATCCGAAACAACATAACTTCATATAGTCATGGCTCGCAAGAAAAACAAAACGATAACCGTAGGCGGCACTCCGGGATTGACCGGACAAGCTCCGGCGACAATCATCCTCACGGCACCCCAGATCGGCGGTGTCGATATTGCGTCCTATATGCGGGCGATCCGCGATGCCGACCGTATCGACTATCCCGATCGGGTCCGCCTGTACAATCTTTATATCGACCTGCTGAATACCGACGCCCATCTCAACGCCGTAATCAATAAACGCCGGGCGGCACTGCTCGATCTTCCGATCGTATTCCGTCGGAATGACCGCATCGACGAGAAGGTGCAGGAGCATTTGCGATCGCCCTGGTTCAGCAACTTCATCCTCGATATTCTCGACGCGAAACTGTGGGGATTCTCGCTCTTTCAGTTCCGCCGGGACGGTGAATGGCTCGATTACGATTTGATTCCACGCAAGCATGTCGATCCCGTGCGGCGCCTGATCTTCATGCGCGAACAGGACATTACGGGCGACAGCTGGGACGAATACGCCGATCTGCTTTTCGTCGGGAAACCCCGTGATCTGGGGCTGCTGGCCCAGGTGATGCCCTACGCCATCTATAAGCGCAACTGTTTGGGATACTACGCCCAATATACGGAGTTGTTCGGACAACCTCTGCGCGAAGGCACTTACGATATGTATAACGACGAGGCGAGGAGGGCCATGCTCCGCGACCTGACGGCGATGGGCGCCAGCGGAATATTCCTTCACCCGGAAGGGACCGAGCTCAAACTGCACGAAGCCGCGCAGAAGGCCGGAAGCGCCCAGCTTTACGAAACGTTGCTGGACTACTGCGATAATGCCGAAAGCAAGGCTCTGCTCGGAAACACGCTCACAACGCAGACCGACGACACCGGAACGCAGGCGCTCGGAACCGTGCATAAGAACGCCGAAGAGGCCATCAATCACATGGATCGTCTGTATGTGTTGAATGTGCTGAATTACGACATGGCGGATATTTTTACCGCACTGGGAGTAAACGTCAAGAACGGCAGGTTCGAATACGAACAATCCAAGAACATCAATTTGGAGGCGAGAATCAACATCGACCGTACATTGCAGGCTATGGGATTGCCGATCAGCGACGATTATCTCTATGAAACCTACGGCGTGGAGCGCCCGGCCGACTATGACCGACTCAAAGACAGGATGTTGCAAGACCGATCCACCGAAGTCATAGAAACCGCAGGAACACTTCTGCAGAACCGTACGTCCGGGAATATTTGGAACCGCATGCGCGATTTTTTCGGCATCGCCCCCGACGACGATCCGGGGGCTTTAGAATGGTAGTCGAAAACCTGTACCGAAATGCGGCGGCGGAACCATCGGTCGTTTTCGATTTTTCGGAGGTGATGATGCGTATGCTCCACGACATTTACGAGGAGAAGTTCGACCCCCGGACTGAAATCGACCGGGAAATGTTCGAAGAGGTGTGGGCAGAATTCAATCGTGCGGTAATGGACGGATACGGCGAGCCGACCCATACGGACCCGGGATTCGATTTCTATCAGGCACTGCGACGCAGCAATGCCGTATTCTCGGCCTTCAAGGTACACCGCATGCAAAACGACATGGCGGCGCAACTGCTCGATGCCGACGGAAAACTGAAGCCCTTCGAGAAATGGCGTGAAGACGTGGCGTCGATTGCCGATCACCAGGTAGGCAGTTGGCTACGCACGGAATACGACACAGCCATCAAGCGGGCGCACCTAGCGGCCGACTGGCAGCAGTTCGAGGCCGAAGCCGATCTGTTTCCCAATCTGGAATGGCTGCCGAGTACCAGTGCGGAACCGCGCCTCGAACACATGGCGTTCTATGGTTTGATTTTGCCGATACATCACCCTTTCTGGCGTGAATACTTCCCGGGAAATGTTTGGGGATGCAAGTGCGGCATTCAATCGACCGATGCTCCGAGGACTCCCGAAGACCAGATACCGGTTACGTTGCCCGGCAGCGGTGCCGTCCCCGGCCTCGATGCGAATCCGGCCCACACGGGCGAAATATTCAGTCGAACCCATCCGTACTACACCGAAGCCTACAAAGGAGCAAAAAAAGCCGTGGAGGTCCTTCTCGATGAAATTTTCCCCGATTACGCCGACGTGAGAGTCGTGCCGCAACACACCGCCGACTATACCGCACGCGTGAAGGAGATCCGGCAACTGGCGAAGCCGCTTCGGGAGGAACCGCTGACGAACCCCGGATTCGACCGCCAGATCGAGATTACGATGCGAGGAATCAAGGAGTATCTGAACCAGCCCCACGTCCACTATGCACACAAGAACGAGCTGTTGTTAAATATTCCGGAGGTCATGCGCCACGCAAAATATATGGGTGCCGTACCCGATTTCAAAGGTGTCCCCGGCCTGAAACGGTCGCACATCTTCGAAATTCGGATTCTGGGCGATAAGAGCTGGATCGTGGTCCGCGAAACCACGGACGGACAGATATTGTTCCACAGCATTTCGGACTCCTCGCGCGTTTTGGAAGGGATAAAAAAGTAACGGCCTCAAAACCATTCTCGCGGAACTACAATCCGCGCCGCAGGTTTCAAGGCCATCGTTACATTGCAAATGTAAGATGTTTTTCAACGGAATCCAAATAATTCTTCGAATTCCGCTCAAAGAGGAATAAAATGACGATTGAACAACTTCGAAAAGAACTGAAACAGATCGAAGCCGGGACTCGAAAGTTCTTGCGCGACAAAATGCCCAGAATCACCGGGCGCCTGGCCGTAAACCATTACCAGGCGAACTTCCGCAAAGGAGGATTCGTAGATGAAACACTCGATCCGTGGCCCGTGACCCGGCGGCAGCTGTCGGGAGCGGGTAGGGCCGGAAGCAAATACGGGCCTCTGCTCAGCCGCCGGAACCATCTGATGAAATCGACCCGATACGAAACATCCGACTTTCGGACCCGCGTGTTCAACGACGTGACCTATGCCCCCATTCACAACTGGGGCGGGGTAACGCATCCTACCGTTACCCCGAAGATGAGAGGGTATGCGTGGCACCAGTATTTCGCTGCCGGAGGTGGGAAAGCGAAAGGACGCGGCAAAAATACAAGAAACGAAACCGCAGAGATGTGGAAGCGCCTTGCGCTGACGAAAAAAACAAAGCTGACGGTTCGCATCCCCCAGCGTCAGTTCCTCGGGCCGAGCAGTGCTCTTACCCGGCAGATAATCGACAAGGGAGAAAAAGAACTTTATAAAATAATTGCATCGAATGAACGAAGTACTGATTGAACTGATAGCACGCCTGGGACAGCAGATCCCCGAACTGCGTATGATCGACGAAGATTACGGACAGTTGGAGCCCAATCCCGGCGACCAATATCCCGTTACGTTCCCGTGCGCGCTTTTGAGTGCCGTGGAAACCGAATGGAGCGACGCCGGCATCCCCCAGGTGAACGTCCAGAAGGGCACAGCAGAAATCACGGTGCGCCTGGCTGTCGATTGCTACGACGACACGCACGCCGGATCGGGAACCACCGGCAAGATCGCCGAACGCGCCCGGCTGAACCGCTGCATAGTACAGGCCCTGCAAGGGTACCGGCCCAAAGGCTCCATCGGCCCGATGTCGCGGATCCGCAGCCGCGCCTCCACGACGATCTACAACTGGAAGATTTACGATACGACCTTCCGGTGGCCGGTCAAAGATCAGGTAAACGAGGGAAAATAACCGCTATTCGCCGCAGAAAAGAGCCAACTGCGCCGCCGTGATGCGCGGCTTGCGGACTTTCGGAACCGGCTGCACCTTCAGCTCCTTGCACTCCCGGCAGGCCTGGCGGATCACCGCCATAATCCGCTCTTCGGAGATGAAGAACTCCTGCTCCGACAGGATTTTCAAGGCGTCGTCGAAGCGCAGCCGCTGCACTTCCGTCCAGTAGTAATACCGGCGGATCAGCGCCGAGTTGCGCTGTTCGATCAGGTGTTTGTTGCGACCGCGAGGCATCGTATCGGAATGAATGAAGTGCTTTTTGCAAAAATAATCATTTTATACTTCTTTTTACCGATTATATTCAATAATTTAACGAAAAACCGCCGGACTGAATCCGGCGGTTCAACAGTTGATCGAAAAACGGTCAATTCCCGTTCATTTTACGGGCCGTTTCCCATTGGGGCATCATATCTCCGAGCAGCTGCGGAAGGCACAGAAAACCGTTCTCCGGGCAGTTGCCCTGATTGACCAGGCCGAGCAGGTAGGCGATCTCTTCGTGCAGGTTCAACCAGCTTTCGACCGGGTCGCAGCCGGTATATACCTCGATGATGTAGCGGTCTTTCTCAAAGCGTACCATCGCTGCCTCCTTTCTCGATGACAAGCCGTACGGGCTGCGCCTCGCGCAGCAGGCGGCGGAAATCGGCCATGAACGCCTCGCGCCGCTCCTCGTGACGCACCTGGCGGATCTCGGCGTAGAGCCGGAACAGATCACCCTCGGTGACCATATAACGCTTGCGAATCTTATTGTGTCCCATGATGATTTACTTGTTTGAAGGTTTAACGATCGGATTGGTGTTTGCGGGCGTTCTGATTTCCCAGGGCAGCCCCGCGACCGCAGTTAAGATGCACCGCCGGAAGTCGCCGGGGTGACGGCACAGGAACATTCTCGCCTAAAAGACGCTGGGCCATCTCGTGCGGAGCGTGGTACAGGCGGTCTGCTTCGCGGTTGGCCTGCGCACGTTTATAGAGTGCCATCAGGATCCTGCTGCTTCGCTGACCGCCGTTCAGAACGCGGCTCACAGTCTGGCGGGTCACGCCCAGCTCCATGGCAATTTCGATCTGATCCCCTTGGTGAAGGCTCTCACCGATCAACCACAGCAAGTGGAGTATGTCTGCCGTGATCGGCTCCCCGCGCCGAGGGTGGCGGAGAGAACGTCTTGCCGGCGAAACCTCATAACGGCCCGTTCTGCGAAGGGCAGGCAGTACCTCCGACGTCACCCATTTGCGGAAGGCTTTCGCTTCCTCTTTGCGTGATTGAAAAATAAGATGGTACAAACCGCTCTCATTGACGCACCACATTTGGCGCCCTTGACCTGATACAAGTAATAGTTGGGTCAGCTTCTCATCATCATCAAGTCGGCTTACAGCCATACTGACATCTGAGAGATGGAGGATGTCGCATACATCTTTTGCGACGAAATAAGGCTCGCTGCCAATCATTACAGTACGAACCTGTTGGTTACTGGCATTGAATATGAATGCCTGTGACAGATGGTTGTCAGCCTCATTCTTAATGGAAGTCATTTTATTAAGAATTGTGATAAAAGAGCAACGCCCACCGTAGGTGTGACTTCCACATACGCTGGGCGTTTGCAGTCGGAATCATTTCTTACCGACCACCATAGTAGGCGTTGCCTTTTATCCTGTTCAAAAATCGTTTTTTGATTATTTGCCCAAGACTGGTATGTAGAAGTCAAGGGCAAAGGTAAAAACTTTTTTTCGGAAAACAAATTCGACTAATTTACATCGAATCTCTTGACAGGAATAAGAATTATCTCATATAAAAACAGGATAATTATGGTATTAACTGAATGACATTTGCTCCATTCTGGAGTTTTTCGATGGCTTCAGGCATCTGTTTTCCGATCGCTTTGAATCTGGCTCGGCACGCATTTTTGATCGTTCCTATGGATTCGGACGGACCGTGTTGGACGACATGTAATCGCACCTTTTCGACAAAATCTTCGATTATCAATTTCTCGGCGCGATCCATATCTCCAATTAAAACACAAGCCCGAAGTTGCCAATCAACATGTGGAGAATCATTGCCTTGTGCAATCTTCTTTACATTGTTGGTCATAGCCCATAATTTGAAAAACAGAATAATTTGGAGGAGTCCAAAAATGAAAAACAGAATTCCAAGAATTACGAAATAAAGATCCATAAAATTATATTTTTAGTTAAACATATACAAAGCTACAAAATTTGTTACTTTCCGGCAATGTTCCCGGCGGCGGAATCGAACCGCCGCAGACAACCGTTCGGGACTATTCCATAGCCGCCAGCGAGAGCGGCAATGTCTGTTTCACGCCCTTGTCGTCCTTGTAAGAAACCGAAATGAATTGACAGGTATCGACGGGGCGGTAGGCGTTCTGAATGATGTCGGTGGCCTCGATCAATTGCGGGTAGCCTGATTTGCGGGCGATTTCGCGCAGTTGCAGTACGCGGCTGGCCTTCAGATTTCCCTTGCGATCCTTCGCCAGCAGATTCATGACCATCTCGGTCAAAGCCGCCGAATCCTCGTCTTTGGCCAGCGATTTGATGAACGTTTTAACCTTATCGACCCCGACATTCACCGTATCGTCCCAGCCGTCGTTGGTACGATAACCGAGTGCCACGGTGATCTTGCCGTCGGAGGTCGTGAATTGGTTGCTGTGCCGGTCCGATTTGGTACGGAACAACTCCTCCTTGAGCGCGATCAGTGTTTCGGCATCGCCGAAAACCTCTTCTTTCAGCCGGCGCATCTCCTCGCTCAACGCCTGCAACCGGCTAAACTTGCTACGACAGAACTCATCCACCGACGACTTGTATGCGGCAATACTCTCTTCGCGTTTCTGTTTCTCGGCACGCTCCTCGGCCTCAAGCTGCGCCTTCAGTTCGGCGCGTTGTGCTGCTGTCATTTTCGTTATATCCATACAATCTATAATTGCGTTATCTTCTCTTTCTTTTTAGCTCCGCAACGCGGCGGAGGATGTATTCGTCGGGCCACGCTATATATGCCCATGCTCCGCAACACGGCGTAGAACTCCACATTTCTGATCTATGCCACATCCTCCCACAAATCGGGCATATCCTGTAATCGTTATGATTCAATATAGCCTCTTTTCGTAACCGCTTCAAAAGTTTGGTTTTCATCCTTCGTTCAGTTTTTTGATAAAATTCCTGTGATGATATTCATAGTCCGGTTCAAACTCTCCGTCCCCTCCATTCTCAAACCACATATTGTCGAACGCCGCTAATGCTTTCCGTCGCATCCTTTCCTCGGCCTCCTGCTCGGCGAGTTCGACACATAGAATAGCCGTTTTCTTCAAGAGAGTAGGCGCCGCATCGCGGCTATTTCCAACCGCATATTTTTCGATAAATTCTTTTGCTTTCTTGCTTTTCATGGCTATTCGTTGATTATGAACCATCCGTCATGCAGAAGCTGCGCACGGCTAATTCGGGATTTGAGGATAGTTCGATGTACCCGCCCGCATCGGGAGCAAACAATATCATGCACCACGTCGTATCGGTTGGGTTTGTTTTGGCGGCAGAACCAGTTTCGGGGCGATTTGGCGCAACACACCTCCTCGAAATCCTTATGCCCGAACCAGCGGCAGATAAAGGGCAAAAGCCATTGTTTCATAGTCCTATTCATTGCTCGCCTCCTTTCAACAATTCGGGGTTGTCGTGGAGGTTGCCGACGATGTATTTATCCATTTCGCAGATGTAGTTCTGGCTTATCAATCCACCATCATAGGGTTTGCAAGTAAGACCATTGCCCATAAATAAAAGTTGGCTATAACCACCTTTTTCATCGTTGTATCTTACAAGATGTCGGATAGGCTTATTGTCGCTGCCGATACACTCGATAATATCACCCACATAAATCTCCTTGCCGTTCTTGTCTTTCAGCCCCGTGTACTCGCCGACGGTGGCGGGGGCGACCTCGAACTCTTCCCCGTAGGCGTCGACTTCATCGTTATTGTCCGGCCACACATTCAGATTCGTAACGATAGTCACGGAACCGTCGTTATGATGCCGTAAATCGCCTATAGCCCATTTGCCATTGTCGAGGCGCTTGCCCCGGGATTTAATCTCTCTCATATTTCAAAATGTTTGAAAGTTTTTCAATGTTCTACTTCGTAACAAAAACTCGTATAATAGTTAGAATAGTTCTTGTTGTTTATTATGAAAGCCTATCCCCATACAAGCCATCCCGATTTCATTACTTGAGAATGTAGTTATAGGGTTCACGGAGCAGGGAAGCGACTGAAATCTACACCAGTCACCGTCGCAATGTTTACAATTTAAGCAAACAGGATCGGGAGTACTCCAATATTCAACGATCTCAAACCCTCCGTTATCACGACATAACTGTTTCCATTTTTCCCATCGTGAACGGCGCATTTTATCGGGCATCTTGCTTTTGTTCTCACCAAATAATTCAATCCATCTAATCCCAAGTGCTACAGCTATCATATCCCTCATACTTATTACCGACAATACGTATGGATTCACTTATTTTCCACATGGGAAACGTGTCCCCCTCTCCTTCGATTGGATATAAACAGAACCCGCCAAATTCAGGATCGTATTTTACATCGCATAATAATAATCCCCTAACTTCTCCATCGGTGTATTTCTCTGCATCGAATACTACAACATCCCTTTCAAAAACCATCTGGCCGTTTTCATCTCTAACTCCGGTTGCAAGCATCGGAATATAACCCGTTGGATTAGGCGTCATATCAAGGTCGGAAAATCCGGATAAGGCCGGAACTCCGATATAATTCCGAAACGCTGTGACGCAGGCAACTTTTGTAGTAAGCATATATCCATCTTCCACTTTCCAGAATCTAATCCCCTGAAGTGCAACTGTGTTTTTCATAGCTTTTCGTATTCGTTTATCGTTTCAAAAATCTGCAATCAGATTGCCCCTCCGATCCCGCTGAAAAGAGAGGCGTGGGTCATAGCGTAGTGTTTTCAAACATCCCCAGCTCTTTTGCTCGGCGTCGGTTCTCTATTTCGATATATTTGGGATTTAATTCGAAGCCGATGGCATTGCGGCCGAGTTTATTGGCCACGATACGCGTAGTACCGGAGCCGTTGAACGGGTCGAGTACAAGACCACCCGCGGGACACCCGGCAAGGATGCACGGCACGATCAAATCCTCGGGGAACGTGGCGAAATGGGCCTCTTTGAACGGCTGCGGGGGAACTGTCCACACGCTTCGTTTGTTGCGCGTCGTTGAAGTTTCCGGCGCTATCTCGGTGTATTCAATCGCTTCCGCACGACCGGAGCGATGGAATGATCCGTGGCCGCCTTTCCCCGTGTCCCATCCTGCCGGCTTGCGCTGCCGGTTCTTGCCGACGTTCGGATGGTTGATCAGGTTCTTGCCATCCTCGAATTTCGATCCGTTCCACCCGGTCGCTGGCTCCTTGATCGCCTCGGCGTCGAAGTAGTACTTGGCCGATTTGCTGAAAAGAAAAATATACTCGTGTGCTTTCGTACATCGGTCTGTGACGCTCTCGGGCATCGGGTTCGGCTTATGCCAAATGATGTCCTGGCGCAAGTACCAGCCATCGGAGCGGAGGGCGAACGCCAGCATCCACGGGATCCCAATCAGGTCTTTGGACTTGACATCACCGCAACCGTTACCGGCATAGCTGTCACCCATATTTACCCACAACGTCCCCTCCGGCTTGAGTACTCTCCACAGTTCGCGGAATACCGTCACAAGATGATCGATGAAAACCTCCGGCGTTTCTTCCAGCCCGATCTGACCATCCACGCCGTAGTCGCGTAGCCCGTAGTACGGCGGTGAGGTGACGATGCAGTCCACGCTGGCGTCCGGCAACTGTCGGGCCGCTGCAAGTGCATCCATATTGTAGGTGGTATTGATCTGCATAGCTTTCATTTCATCGGTTATCCCCGTTCCCGTCGATCACACCGCGCTCGCGGCGGCTGGCGAGTTTGTCGAGGTTCTGCTGCATGACCTCTTCGAGCGTGAAACCGAAACAATCGGCAATGCCCGCGATAAACCACTGACAATCGCCCAATTCTTTCATCAGTTCGGATTTGTAAGCCTCCACTTCTTGCAGATCGCCCGTATTGAAGACCAAATGATCCATATCCAACCGGCACGCTCCTTTCCGGCGCCATTTGGCGATCTTGTCGGCGATTTCGCCCACCTCGGCTATCAGGCCGAAAAGCATATAGGTCGCATTCCCGCAACTCGGCAGCCGCGTACTCATCGCGCGTGTCTGATATTCGTTCGCTCGCATAGTTATTTCGAATTTTTTCGGTCAAACTTCCTCTCGACCAGATCGCACAAATCCAGGTACATCGCATCGGCATTCTTCTCTTTCACCCTCTCCCGGAACCCCGCTATATCCGACAGCCAGCAGCCGCAACGGACATAAATGCCGTCTTGCAGGTTAAAAAAGTAAACCTTGCTGCCAATCCGGGAGCCGAATCCGACAAAAGCCAGGAAAGGATAATCGCCGATATATTCGCCTTTCTCTTCGAAGGAGCAACCCTTGCCGAAGTAGCAACGCTCGCCGAAGTAGCAACACTCGCCGAAGGAGCAGCGCTCGCCGAAGGAGCAACCCTTGCCGAAGGAGCAACACCCACCGAAGGAGCAACCCTCGCCGAATACCCGTATATCACTGTAATCCCCCGAGGGACATTGTTTAATTCCATCGATCACCTCGAAGGCGTCGAAATCCGCCTGTGTGTATTTTTTCATTTTCGTTAATCCGTTAAATTTAATTCGATAATTCCGTCTATTTTGCAATCTTCGATCCCGGTACACTCCAACAGAGCCGGGATGCGTACAAGAGGTTTGGCCGGGTTGAAGTCGTAGCGACCCTAAATCCGACCGTTGAGAGAGCCGATGATCCTACACAACGACAGCACGATGTTGTAAGACCTTTGAGGAGCCTCCAACAGGATGCAACTGCTGATAGTCCGATACGCCTCGTCCGTCTTGTCGTTGTATTGCCGGGCAGCTCGGTCGTCGATCTTGCGAAGCATCGACCACGCGATGCCGTGAGCCTGCGTGACCAAAGTCTGGGCCTGCGTATAACGGCGCTTGGTTTCGTGGCGGAACAAGCCGGCCGCCGTGAGTTCGGACTCAAGGTCGAGCATCGCGTAGTTCAGACAGCCGATCAGCGTAAGCATCCGAACGGCGAGCGGCACGTACCGCGCGTCTTCCGGCCGAGGACCCCGCGCGAGCTGCCGGGCGTTCATCCAGGCCGTATGTTTCATCAACATTGCCTGGCGGTAAGAAAGTTTGGTCATAATTTGACAACGATTGAGGTTCCGATTTGGCGATCTGTTATTTTCCCGTATTCATTGTAGATTTCACGCGGATAGATGCTTAAATCAGAGATATGTATTCCGTTATCTTTTTCGAACTGCATCAGCAAGCAGGATATTTGGTCTTCAAGATGTTCCTTGGCATCTTTGACTTCAGATATCGTTTTAATTACAGGTTTCATGGTTAGCTCGGCAATTGGTTGGTTCGAATAATAAGCGGAATTGAAACGGCGCACTGTGTATTTCGGATTTTGGGCTTGCGTAAAATCGCCTCCAGTTTGGGAATAAGGGACTGCAATTCCTCTACGGTCAATAGTCCGAACGGTTTGCCTGCGATACGTAAATCCATGCAGAATTCGTTGACCGGGGTAAATGAAGAATCAGTCGTATCGATACCGAGGCGTTGCATGCGTTTCAATACTGCCGAACGGGCTTTTCGTAGCCGTTCTTTGTGGTCTGCAATACTTTCTCCCCTCATTTTACCCGACTGCAAGCACTCGCACATATCTTCGTACTCCGTCGGCATCATCTCCCGAAGCGATGAAGTACGACCATCGGTGAATTGCAATACCAAAGTTTCCTTGTACCGGTCGAGGTCAATGCCTTTCGCCTTGGCGATGGCATAGAACCGAAAATAGCTACGCTTTTTCTTTGTCATAATCTTCGAAAGTTTGTACGCTGAAAAATCCGAGTTTGGGCCGTACGTTCATAAAGACCGGCATTCGACGATGGAGGGCGATGCACAACTCGATACGCGCACCCTCGCTCTTCTCGTAATCGTCCAACAAGTAGATGGCGTCACATCGAAGCAGCAACGAGATATCTTTGCCCATGTGCTCCGCCCAGTCGGCCTCCAGTGGAAGGCCGTTGTCGAACGGGCTGACCGGTTCGAACCCGAACCGCCGTATCTTCTCCGCCGCACTCCGAAATTTGGCGATCGCCTCCCGGACAGGCAGTCCGGTGATCTTTCCGCTGATGTAAATTTTCTTGATGTCCATATCGTTTTGCATTTAAGGTTTATCCCCAGTATTTACGCGCACCTTCTTCGTAAATCGTACATTCGCCTGTCGGACCGATAAAACGGCCCTTACTGAAGGCTTTGTAACCTTCGACCCAGATTTTCAGAGAAGCGTCGTACATCACTTTGACCGCAGCACGTCCGTCCGGGCGTTTGCCGTCGGCATGGCTGACGAAAATCAGCAATTTGTTGCGATGCCGCTCCTTGAATGCGATGTATTCCTTGTAACTCATTTGGGTATATTGGAAAGAGTCGATGACAACGAAATCCCACGATCGGGGTTTCGACAGTCGTTCGTCCATTTCTTCGAAACTCATCGAATCGTTGTACTGAAAACGACTGCCGCATTCATCTGCCCGATAACGCCGAATAGCATCCTGTGTCGTTCCTCCCAGTCCCTCCTCCAACGGCAGATAAAGTACTTTGCCATGAGCGCACAGCGCCTTGCAAAAGGATACCACAGCCGAAGTCTTTCCGTTGCCGCTGTTACCCCAGAAGAACACCACACCCGTGCGGTCGATTTCCCCCACGCAATCATCCCAGATGCCGCCCAAACGAATCGTGCGGCGTTTAATCGTCAGAACCTGTTTTGCAGATAGTGTCCGGCCCATTTGAATTGCTTTTGAACAAGACTATTTCTTAATTTCAGCGAGCTTTTTACTTTTGTGCACCGATTTCCGAACACGGCGCATGTCGTAATAGTCCCGCACTTGCTTCTTATCCCATGGATTTGCAGCTTTCGATACGACCGTGCGGGCATCTGCCAGCACGCTGGAGATTGCTGCCTCGGCATTCAGCCCGTTTGCCAGACATACGGCCGTCACCTCATGGCTGGTTGCGGGAGTGAGGTCGATGAACCGGCGCCCGATACGTGAAAACATCTCGTCATAACCCTTTTTGTCGTACTCCAAGCCGATACTCATCCGCCGCTTGATGTATTCGGTCGATAGAAAGATGATTCCGCAGCGCCCTTCGAGCGCGTTGTAAATCGAAATGAAGTAGTAAAACACCGTATCCATCAACTTGTCGCCTTCGTCGAAGACGAGCAGCGGGCGGTCGAGCACACGCAATTCATCCGTTACGGCTTGGAGTTTCTCCCGCAGGCTCGTCTGGGCGAGTTTGAGCCCTATGACGCGGGCCATTTCACGAATAAAGTCCCCGCGACGCATGTCCTCCGAACACGAGATTACGAACACGTTTTCATGCTTGGCAGCATAATCGTGCGCGGTCGTCGTCTTGCCGATACCGGCATTTCCGACCACCCATGACACGTTTTGATTCGCTTGCGCATCCTCCAGCAAAAGAAATAATTCCCGGTAAGCCGTCGTTTCGCAGACAGTCCATTCCTCCGGATTCACAGGAGAAATTTGCGAACGGATCCGCAGGAACATTTCGTCGCTGATGTTGTCGAATTTACCGTTCAGAATCGTACTAATCGTACCTGCACTGATACCGAGTGAATTCACCGCCTTGTTTTGGCTGGGATACTTGGATACATAGACCTGCAAACGGGCCTGAATATCCTTTTTCTCTTCGAGAGATAACTGTTTCATATTGGTTTGTAATCAAAAATTTACATTCGATTGAATATCGCCGTCGGATCGCAATCCAGATTGCTGACCGCCTTGGTATATTCGCCGACGGTCACCGGTTCGGAGTACTGCTCGGAGGGAACGACCACAACCGTATCGGCCAGACGTTCGTACTCTTTTTCGCTGATGCCTTTGATCGCCGGTGTCCGCAGCCCGTGCTGTTCCGGTGCGACGCCGTGTTCCAGTTCCAACGCGTGCGCCTCGATTTGACGGCGCACCCGCTCACGTTTGTTCGCTTCATCGTTGTAGCGAATCAGCTCCATATCGCCTTCCTGTTGTTCCTGAATATTGCGTCGGACGGTGAGATAAGGATATGCTACGGTTTCGTAACGTAACCCCATAGGGGTCTGTTCGTAAAGCAATGCGCGATCCATGGACTTCGGATCGAAACGCACGAAGAACTCGCGGCCGGTGTTCTCGCTCCGCCATGCATAATCGGGCCGACCGTCGGCGGTCAGCACCTCGTAGGTATACTTGCGGTTTTGGTATTGGATCGTGATACCATCGGCTGTAAATATGCTCGGCCGCTCGGTCGTCAGCCAGAACAGATCGATCATATCCAATTCCGTTACGCGCTCCGTTGCAGGATTGACGCTCGTGCGGTACATCTCTTCGTGTGCAATCCCCGTCTGGTAGTGCTTCATCGCATTCCATTTGCTGCGGGCAACGGAATAGGCCGTCAGCATCTCCTCGTAAGTGAACAGTTTTTCCTTGTTCGCTTCGAGGAACTCCCGGTTGATCTTCCACGCCTCTTTCGAAGTGATGTTCCCGCCGGTGAAACGCCAATCCTCATGCAGTACCTGCTTTTGAAAGCGACCGAACACCGATTCGATACTTTTCGACGGAGCGTTATATGGTGCTGTCGGGCGATTGATGCGGCAGATATTCGCAAAGAACTTCTGAGCGATCTTGCTCCGCTGCCCGCCCTGATTGTCGGTAACGATTTCATACGGTTTGTGTCCGGCTGTTTCGATAGCCATACGGAAAGCCCGAAACTGAGCGTCGAAATTCTCCGTATCGCTGACCGCATAGCCGAGCAAGGTTTCGCTGTAAGCATCGATCACTTCGTACACCGACGCGGAACGCACCACCGTTTTGCCGTTCTCGACCGCCTTGTAGAAGAGGTTGAGCTTCGTACCGTCGCCGTACCACAGCGAATCGCGCATCGTCGGCATTTCGGTCTTGTTGCGGCGTGCATAGAGCTGTTTGGCCGCCAGTTCACCATAAACAGCGTCGTACCACAGCGGCTTGACCTCCGGCCGTTCGAGGTATTGCACCAGCGACGACTGCGACGCGAGCCGTTTCCAGCCGCGACGTTCGGCGATGCGGTTGAACTCTTCGAAGAGCTGCTTGGTCGTATAGACCGGGACGCGGCAACGGCGCAGGGCGACGATCAGACGTCCGGCCGCTTTGGTAATTTTCAGTGTGTTCGCATTACAGAACTTGCCCGACACGAGACAGGCATAGCCCTCTTTCGTATATTGACGGAGCTTGTCGCGCAGACGAGCTTCACTCTTGGGCAGGGTGTGTCCGTAGGCTTTGCGCAACTCCTCGGCCGTGGCGAAGATGTTAGACCAGATGACCGGCGTATTGTTGTTGCACGCACGTCGCATCGCTTTTTGTGTTCCCCGCATTTCCCGAAGAGCATTCAGTACCCGCGCATTCAGCGTGTATTCTGTTTGTTTATCCTCCGGTAAATGTTCGCCGTTCGGCAACAGATACTCATGATAATACTTTTGTGCTTCGCTATCGACTGCAAGCGGCATATCTTCCTGTTTCATTATCTTTTCGGGATTACCGTATTTCGCTTCAAAACGCAGTCGGAACCGTTCAGGTAGTGAGTGGTACTCGATCAGAGCATACGAACCGAGCCCCTTCCCCGGACGTAGAACATTTATCCGGCCTCGGCAGACGAGCTTGTCGTAGTTGCTTTTGCTAATCACCGCTTCACCATTGTCCGACCGTGTCAGCTCGTGCATCGTTACCGCTATTATGTTTCCGAAATATTCCATGATTTCTCGTTTCTTGCTCCCGCGCCGGTATCGCTCCGGGCAACGCCTTCAGCGTTCGCGGGAAAATCGCTATATTTGTGTTGCCAACTACAAAATTTCAGCGATTATGTTACCTGCCGATCTATATATCCATTTTATTTGCCCGTCGGAACAGCTGATGTTCCGTACTCGTGAATCGATGTCTCCTCAATTGCGCCGGTTAGACGTGAGATACAGAACTGATAAATCGTATCCTCCCGAATGTTACCGATTTGAATTTTCCATTCCTGCCGTGGAGGAGTACACGATGACCTTTCGAGTGTGGATTGATAAGCATGATCCCCGGATTGAGCAGATCCTGACGGCTGCACACGACGTTGCCGAAAGCGTTTCAACAGAGATACGTCTTGAAATAGAAAGGTGATCGTACCGTCAGCTTCGTTCCAGTCGGACTCGCCGAGACCGTGTCCGCTGATCGATTCCAGTTCTTCGACCGCCGCATGCAATAGCTCATTCAGACGCTCTTCGTGGCGGGAAATAGCCTCTCTTTGGTGTTTGGGTATCATAAGCCTATTTGTTTAATGAATCCGTGAGGCTTTGCGCCTCAAATACGATATTTCCCCAGTCACGAACCTTGACATCGGAGAACATTTTCACGGCACGGCCGTCCCGACTGATGCTGGCCGTGCACGTCACGTTGTCGAACTCCACTCGAACACCGTTCGAGAAGGTCTGAATAATCCGTTGTACGCCGCCGATATCATGTACGAAATTGATCTCACAATTTGGCATGAAACCTTCCGTGACATCGAGCTTGATCATTACGCGTCCGCCATTTTGCACGGCCATGCGGCGAATCTTTTCTGCCAACGTGCTCTGGGTTTGGAAGGTCAAGGCCGACCACAGTGTTACACGGCTTACCCCCAACACCCGACAGATGCGATCTTTTTTAGAAGTCGATAATTCGATATATTTCATCATTCTCTTGGTTATGTTTGGTTCTACAAGTAGTCAGACAGTATCTCTTTGAAATGCCATTATCGGGATTACCCGGGTTATTTTACTTCATTGATGATCGGTCTCAAGGAACAACCGTAAGCCGTTACCAAAGCGTCGGACATGCGTTTTACGAAGGAAGCAGACGCTTCGAAAGCAATTCCGGTCTCCTCCGTATAACTGAATGCGACGCCCCGCGTAATCAGGTAAAAACAGACCTTGTTCTTGTTGCTTTGTGTTTGCCACTTCTTAATTTCCTCTTTCATAGCCATAATTCAAAATTTTCACTATCTTTATAGCGCATTAACTTATTAAGACAATGCAAATATAAACGAGATATTTCGACTATGCAAGAAAATAAGCAAGAAAAATCGCCTATCAAGCGAAAAATATTGTTATTCCTTTCGGAAAATGGTATAAGTCAGTATGATTTTTACCGAAAAACGGGTATTACAAGGGGGATTTTGGGACAGAATAATGGTATTAGCGAGGATAATATAGCGAGATTTCTTGCCGCATATCCACAAGTATCGGTCGAATGGTTATTGACAGGACGAGGTTCAATGCTTCGAGATCAAGATATCCAACTTGCCACGCCAGTCGTAAAAGAACAATTCCATCTGCGAACGGATCACAAAGTAGGATTGCAAAGCATCCCCCTCTACGAATTAGATGCAACAGCCGGTTTAGTGGAACTGTTCAGCGATCAGGCCCGCCAAACACCCATTAGCCATATACAAATCCCCGATCTTCCGCCATGCGATGGAGCTCTTTACGTGCGAGGGGATTCGATGTACCCATTACTGAAAAGTGGCGACATCGTTCTATATAAAGAAATTGCAAATAATTTGTCTGGTATATTATGGGGCGAAATGTATCTTCTATCGTTTATAATCGATGGTGAAAGCTACATCACCATCAAGTATATACAGAAAGCCGATGACGAACGTTTAGTTCGATTAGTTAGCCATAATCCGCATCATTCGCCGAAAGATATCCCCGCCGACTCGATCCGTGCGCTGGCATTGGTAAAAGCGAGCATTCGCTTTAATACAATGGGATAATTCTGGCATCTCGCGCAATTTCAGACATGGATGGCAGCATAGCATTAGAGTTATTTGGCTGTGCTTTAATAACTTGTGACTGCTTGCCAAGTGCTAAAGCCGAAAATATCATGTCATTAAGGGGGTGCATATACCGCTATTTTCTTGCGTTTTTGCAGGTTTTTCTGTTGCTAAATGTCGGTTTGAACGCAGATTTTTTCGCGTTTTTGTCCGTCTAAATGTCCGTCTAACGTATCTTTTTCGTTTTGATAACAGCAAAATTCCTGTCCGTCTAAATGTCCGTTTTAGTGGCCGTCTAAATCTCGGATCATAAGAACATGACTGCCGAAATGGCAGAGCGATCAAATAATGTTTGATGAGGATTTGAACGGCCATTTGAACGATGAAAAATACGATACCCGACCGGCGGCATGACAGCCTCGCTATACACGCCCGCCAATGGCTGAAATCGCGGTGCAAACGGCCTTCGGCACAAATTTGGCCTACACTTGCAGACATCAAAAAGCCTCCGAAATTTGGCCGTTTTTGGCCGTTTTCGGAGGCGATGTAACATCAGGGGTCAAGCACCGCGTTCAAATCTTGTTCGAATGTAACACGAAAGTAACGTTGAAGTAACATTTGGTTTCGTGGCGCATCTGGGGGTGTCGCGCTGCTAACCGTCTGATATATACCGGTTATCTATCTTTCTTTCACTGCTCTTCTTTTGTACATTTGGTTTTTACCCCCATACAACTTGGACCGCTGCCGCTTAGATATCCGGCTGCACGACAAAATTCCGTTTACGGAGAAAGCCGACCGGGTGATTTTCCGGGGATCGGTTAAGAGTAGCGAGCAGCGTCGGCGCTTCATCGAAACATTCCGGGACAATCCCCGCATCGACACGGCGGATACCCGCAGCGGACACAGCGCCCAGGAAACAGGTACAGCAAAACAAATCACGCTCTACGCCCACCTCGATTCGAAGTTCATCATGACGTTCGAAGGCAACGACATCGCCAGCAACATCCGGTGGGTCATGTCCACCAATTCGATCGCCGTGATGCCCCGGCCTCGCAACGAATCCTGGTTCATGGAAGGACGCCTGCGCCCCGGCTACCACTACATCGAAGTGAGGGACGACTACTCCGACCTGGAGGAGAAGATCGATTACTACATCGCGCACCCCGAACAGGCCCAACAGATCATCGACCATGCGAACGACTTCGCACGACAATTCTACGACAGTCGCCGGGAACGGTTCATTTCGCTGCTGGTCATGAAAAAATATTTCGAAAAAACAGGACAGCTTTCTCCGACGAACCGATGACCACGACACAGCATACCGGGCGGCTGGGCGAAGAGACCGCCGCCCGGTGGCTCCTCGACCACGGATTCACCCTGCTCCACCGCAACTGGCGGCAAGGACATTACGAGCTGGACATCGTCGCTGCCAGAAAAGGCACCCTCCACTTCATCGAGGTCAAGACACGCCGGCGGGACGGCCTCACCCCGCCGGAACAGGCACTCGACTCGCACAAGCGCCGGGCACTCGTCCGGGCCGCAAATGCTTATCTGACAGAAAATCCGTTCGCAGGAGAGGTGCAATTCGACCTGATCGCAGTCGAAACCGCCCCCGCAGGCACACCGGAGGTGCGCTATATCGAAGACGCCATCGAACTCCACTGGTAATTTGGCAGTTCTGACAATTTATCTTATCTTTGCATCCGCGATATAAAGACGCACAAAACGAAAGCGGATGTGGATCTATAATTTGGGGCTGGTACTCTACGTTTGGGCCATTGCATTGGCCTCACCCTGGCACCGAAAGGCGAAACTCTGGATCGACGGCCGGAAAGGACTCTTCCGCCGCATGAAAGAGAGCATCGACCCCTCGGCTCGCATTATCTGGATACATGCCGCCTCCCTGGGCGAATTCGAACAGGGCCGTCCCCTGATCGAAAAAATCCGCAAGGAACATCCCGAATACAAAATCCTGCTCACGTTTTTCTCCCCTTCGGGCTACGAAATCCGCAAAAATTACGATCAGGCCGACTACATCTTCTACCTGCCGATCGACACACCGCGCAAAGCCCGCCGTTTTCTGGACATCGCCCACCCCGAAATCGCCATCTTCGTCAAATACGAATTCTGGATCAACCTGCTCACCGAGCTGCGCCGCCGCTCGATCCGCAGCTACATCGTATCGGCCATCTTCCGCCGCAACTCGATCTTCTTCCGCCCCTACGGAGGCTATTGGCGCATGGCACTCGAAAGTTTCGACACGATCTTCGTTCAGAACAACGATTCCAAAAAATTACTGGCAGAACTGGGCTTCGACAACGTCGTAGTCGCCGGAGACACCCGCTTCGACCGGGTTGCCGAAATTGCGGCTGCGGCGAAAAAAATCGACCTCATCGAACGGTTCAAAGGCGGCACCCGTCTGTTGATCGCCGGCTCGACCTGGGGACCGGACGAAGACCTTCTGATCCGCCTGATAAACGATAACCCCTCGGTCAAATTCATCGTGGCACCTCACGAAATGGACGAAAGCCGCATCAACCGCCTGCTCGCTGAAACCCTCGGAGGAGCTGTCCGCTATACGCAATGCACCGCCGAAACATCGTTCGATGGCAAACAACTGCTCGTTCTCGATACGGTAGGTATTCTCTCCTCGGCCTACGGCTATGCCGAATGGGGTTATATCGGCGGCGGATTCGGCGTAGGCATCCACAACACGCTCGAAGCCGCCACGTTCGGTCTGCCGATCGCTTTCGGCCCCAACTACGAAAAATTCAAGGAAGCCCGCGACCTGGTAACGCTCGGAGCGGCAACGCCCATCCACTCATACGAAGAATTGAAAACCTGGTTCACCCCCTTGCGCGACGACGAGCATCTGCTTCAACAATGCAGCCGCATCGCCAAAGACTACACGACGGCCCACCAAGGGGCGACGAACATCGTCCTGCATACCGTTTTCGGAAAGCCGGAATAGGTTCTTCGTTCAGACCGGTCGTTCCGCACCCCTTTCCCGACAATACCGGTTTCGGGATTCGCCCTGTTCCGCACATATTCCGATCGAACGGATAAACGCTCCGCACCGTCTTTACTTTCTGTACAAAAAAAGCGCACCGGCCGCAAGGCAGGCACGCTTGTTATTTTTCGAGGGGGCTATTTCGAAGTCATGATCTTCAGGATCAGATGATCCGTTTCGTTCATGCCGTCCCGTCCGATCAGCGTCAGGTTGCGGATCGACTTATCGACATCGTCGTCGATAATGCCCTCGACCGACGAAACCGAATGGTTCTCCATAGCCAGCATCGCCGAAAGCACAGCCGTCGAAACTCCCGTCATCAACTTGAGCGAACAGCTCGGCTTCGCACCGTCGCACATCATACCCGTCAGGTTGGCGATCATATTCTTCACGGCAAAGGAAACGGCCTCGTACCCGCCGCCCATCAGGTAGGTGATGCCGCAACTCGAACCGGTCGCCGCCACGACACAACCGCACAAGGCCGAAAGACGTCCCAGGCTCTGCTTGATATAGATAGCGGTCAGATGGCTCAAAACGAGCGCACGCACCAGATGTTCCTCGTCCGCCTTGATCTCCTCGGCATAAACGACCACAGGCAACGTAGTCGCGATGCCCTGGTTGCCGCTGCCCGAATTACTCATCACCGGAACCATGGCTCCCGCCATGCGGGCGTCGCAGGCCGCGCAAGTATAGGAGAGAATGCGGGAGAGGGCACAATCCCCGATAATCCGCAATTCGGGAGCATGGCGCAAAGTATTTCCCACGCAATGCCCGTAGTTGTTCTTGAACGAATCCTCTGCCGCAGCCTTATTCAATCGCTTGGCTTCCAGAATGAAGCGGATTTCATCCAGCGGTGTGGTCATGGCGAAGTCAAACACTTTGCGCAGGTTGAGTTCGACGCCCTGCGCCTCCTGTTCGCTGCCGGAGGTACGACGACTCTCCTGAAGCGTTTCGCCGTCCCGTGAAATGAAGACGAAATTCGTATGCCCGCCGGCGATGATCGCCACAGCGGAGTGTCCGCCGCCCGAAACTTCGATCTCGATATAGAGTTTCTCGGTAATGCCCTCTTTCAGGGAGATGTCGATCCGCCCCTGCTCGATAAAGCGCTTACCCCGTTCGACGGCCTTCGCATCCGAATCCTTCAGCACTTCGAGCTGATACTCCGACCGTCCGACCAAAGCGCCCAAAGCGATCGCGATCGGCAATCCGATCATGCCCGTTCCGGGAATTCCCACTCCCATCGCATTTTTCAGTATGTTGGCACTCAACCGGGCCGAAACCTTTTCCGGTTCCGTCCCCAGTATCTCGCGGGCCTTGGCCACGCACAACGCAACGGCAATGGGTTCCGTGCAGCCGATCGCCGGAACGACCTCTCGTTTTATCAGAGCAATTATCTGCTCCCGTTCGGGTTTTGAAAGCATAAAATCGTCGTTATTTACAATACAAAGACAGCGCACATCGAACGTAATGCCGAATTTTTCGAACTACGCCGAACAGCTGGCCGCCCATACGAAAATTTTCCACGGCAAAGATACGAATAAGCCGAGTGCAAAAGCAAATTTTATTTGCATTTTGCCGAGGCGAAGTATCTAAGACGAAGTCAAAGATTACGAATAAGCCGAATGCAAAAGCAAATTTTTATTGCATTTTGCCGAGGCGAAGTATCTAAGACAAAGTCAAAGATTACGAATAAGCCGAATGCAAAAGCAAATTTTTATTGCGTTTTGCCGAGGCGGAGTATCCAAAACGAAGTCAAAGATAGTGAAATTCCCCTTTCATTTGTCAGGAAAAAGCGACGATAGCACGGTTCGTCCGAAAAATCCACCCGGTACCGGACCTGCAGTCTGCCCGCTCCTGACAAAACGCAGCGAGGAGCCACCCGTTTCCGGGAACTCCTCGTCGATACTCTTTCCGAAAATACTACCGGCCAACCGTCTGGGCGAGAATCACACCGTATTGTGCGGGATCGAGCCCCAGCAACTCCAACAGCGCCTCTTCCTTGAAGCTGCCCCGTGTAATGGCCTTCAGACCGTTTCCGGCGGCATAAAGGTTCACGTTCTCCGTATATCCGCCCGCATCGGCCGCGCACCAGAAACGGATGCGGTCCACCGGCTGATTCCGGTCCGCATAAACGCTGTAATCGGCCACATACACCAAATTGAGCGGCGCAGTGTAAGCGAAATCCTGCATCGCGGTAAGCTCCCGACGATCTCCTTCGATGACCCGATTCAATACATTCGCTTTCGAATCGTAACGATACACACCTTCAGGCAGGAAAGCATAGACCCGAATGGGATAGAGCGCCATAGCCGAAGGCGCGGTAAGATGCCCATCCTCCCGGTTTACCCCGGCAGCAGCCCACAGTACACCCGAAAGTTCCTCCAGAGAGAGCATCTCCGGAGAAAAGTCGCGCGACGAGCTGCGCGCCGCAAGCGCTTCGTTGATAGTCAGTCCCATCTTGGGATCCGGCGTCTTCAATTCGATCCGCTCGCCCATTTCGACGGGCGTACGGACACTCTGCTTCACTCCGGTACCGCAGGCTGTCAATGCAACCAGCGCACACATCATCAAACTGCTTGTTTTCATAATCTTTACAGTTTTTACAAAAATAACCAAAATCCTGAATTTCCGGTATCCTGGCCGAAAAAATTTTCCGATATTCCGGCCTGCCGTTCCTGAAATGAAAGTCTGAGATGGAAAATATTCGGTCGTTTTTTTGGTTTTCAGGAAATAATATCTATCTTTGCACCACGATTCGAAACCCACACGAGTTTCAGTCGATGATGGTGCCATAGCTCAGTTGGTAGAGCAAAGGACTGAAAATCCTTGTGTCCCTGGTTCGATTCCCGGTGGCACCACACAGAAAACCAGTCACTTACAGCCCTGTAGGTGACTGGTTTGTTTTTAGTCGGGCACACAATTTAGACACAAACCCAATCTAATTTCCCATTGCGGGATACCTCTCCTTCTTGCACTATTTTTCGCACTTTTTGGAATGAATCATTTCAATAAAGCTATTTTCCGACAGTGAGAATTGCTCTCCTCTTTTTTTAACGAATTTTTCCTTAAAATAATTTGCATAATGTGCCGAACATACTGACTTTTGTCGCAGAGGCTGTGAAGTCGCAGCCCACCAGTTGCAGAACGATATAACCTTCATGTAATTGTTAGTGGGTCTGTTGGCGTCGGCTGACAGACCTTTTTTGTGCGAATATGATGATTTATTCGAAACCATATAGAACGAAAAAACATGAAAGAGAAAATTCTCGTAGCGCTGAAAACCAAGTATTCTAATTTGGGGTTCGGAGCGAAGGCTCTCGACGGAGTAGCCTCCATTTTGGAAAAATCCGTCACCGATGAATCGCAAATTGAAACCGCAGTCAGCGGGGTCGAACCTTTCCTTAAAGTTTTCCAGTCTGACGCTGATCGTGCACGCACCGAGTACAACGCACTGAAAGGACTGTATGACGAACTCAAGGCAAAGAGTGAGGCATCTCCTGCAAATGGGGGCGGGCAGGGCAAAAAAAACGAACCCGACGATGAGGAACCTGCGTGGTTCAAAGCCTACAAGAAGCAACAGGAGGAGCGTTACAACGCCATCAAAGCGGAGAGCGATACTCTGAAAGCTGAAAAGGCCAAGAACGACCGGGCCAATCTCATCTCCGCAAAGGCAAAAGAACTCGGTATTCCGGAGTGGCGCATGAAAGAGGGATTCGTCATCGCCGACGATGCAGATGAAAAAACGATCGGCGACTACCTCGCAAACGTGCAGAAAAATCTGGTTACCGCAGGGCTGGAAGGGAAAGGTTCGGGATTCCCGATGTCCACGCCCGAAGCGCAGGGCAAAGAACTCGCAAAGGCGTGGGCTGAAACACTTCCGGACAAAGAGTAACCAAAACGTAAAATCATGGCAATCGTATTTGAAAAAACAAAAGTAAAGGGCGGTTTCCCCATATTCTGGCGCGGTGAGTTCGCCGTATTGCCGGGGGACTTCAAACTGAAGGGAACCTATCCCGAAGGGACAAAGATTCCCAAAGGTACGCCGATCAAGCTCGACTTCGACAACATGGAATGTTCCATATGCAAGAGTGCACGTGTTCTGTCGGGCGGCACAACCACTGCTCCACATGTCAAGAAGGGTTCCATGCTCCAAGTAGGAGATGCGGTTAAGGTCGGCGAGTCAAATTCGACCGTAAAAAGCATTGATACCAAAAATGCAGATTACGATGTGATCACGTTCGCAGCGGCCGTAACGGGTGCGACTGAAGGCGTAGATGTCCTCTCGGACGACAATCTGCCTGATGCAGTTGTCGAAACCGACATGGTCTATTCCGCCAATAACGGATTCCAGACCGTATCGGCCGGATATGCAGGTATCATCCTCAAGGATGTAGCCTATCCCGTCCCTGCTGCATGGCTTCAGGGTTACAGCCTGAAGAACAACCCCGAAATCAAGTATGTACGACAGTAAAAGAGGAGGTAAACAATGAACGAAGTATTTTATTCATCCATTTTCGGCGAACTGACTAAACAGGTGCAGATTCGCATCGATGCCGCCTCTGAACTGCGTAAGCGGCTATTCGACCAAAATATTTACGAGCGATTCCTCGACTGGGACACCCCCACCGTCGGACTGAACTTCGAGGAGTTGATCGGCTCGTACAATTTGAGCGTCGCCGCTGCAACGCTCGACTCCAAAGGTAAGGAGCCTATCATGGGAACCGAGGGACTGGAAACGATCAAGCAGAAGGTATTAACCCACCAGATGTCTTATTCGATGCCTATCGAAGAGTATCGTAAGGTGTTGCAGATTCTCGATTCGCGGATGCTGTCCGATTCGGCCAAGACACAGCAGCTCATCAATCTGATGTGGAACAATGTTACGAAGGTCGTGAACTCCGTGCAATCGAAACTGGACATCATCTTCCTCGGAGCATTGTCGAACAAAGGCGTATTCACGTTTGACGCGTCCAATAACCCAGAGGGTGGTGTGCGCGGTACGATCGACTACAAAATGCCGAGCGAGAACATTGCCACCGCGAAAACGTTATGGACGGATGGCAATAAAGATACGGTCGATACGCTGGAGGATATTCAAGCCATCCTCGATGCTGCACAGGACAAAGTTACGTTCGACCGCATTCTGCTCTCGCAGAAACGCCTGTCGTATATCCTCCGCAACAAGAAGATGAAGTTGGCGGTATTCGGTAGTGACAAGTCGTCCACACCGCTGTTGCTGGCGAACCTGAACGAGTTTATGCGTTCGAACGGATTCCCGACATTCGAAGTCATCCGCCGCATGACCCGTATTCAGGATAACGGTAAACTTACGGAGTATTCGCCGTGGAACGACAAGAACCTCGTGTTCGTACCTGCGGGCAAACTGGGCGTCATCAAGAACGCCTATGCCGACAACGAGCTGCGGCAAGAGCCGGGTGTCACCTACTCTAACTACGGACGCATCCGCATTTCACAGTGGGGCAAGGGCGAAACCGACAACTCTAACGGCGTAGAGTTCACGAAAGCACAGTCGCTGTCACTTCCGGTTATCACCGAAATCAACGGCATCTATTCGCTGACCGTAGAATCGTAGTTGTATGAAGAATTTCGAGGCAATATCGGCAAGTCTGTATCCTTACGATGTGGATCCTTTCCTCAAAGAAAAGGCCTGCATTGACGAGGGAATAGACACTCAAGCAGACTATACGGTAACCGATAAAATTAGCGTGGCAAAAGCCACAATCGCCATTCTGCGAAATCTCATTGTTCTTGCGAGTGAGAGCAACGGGGGCTATTCATTGTCGTACACGGACAAACTGGAAAAGCGCATTTTCCATATCGCAAAGGAAAACGGGCTGGACGATATTGCCGAAGAGTTCGATACTCGATCGAAAATTACCGACATTTCCGACCAATGGTAAGATTCCCCTATACGCTCGAAATGTGGTACGAGGAGGACGCCTCGCAAAATCCTGATGGTTCGTGGATCGAAGGTGCGCATGAATGGCGTGTCATCGGACGATGCAATGCCCGTCAGAATGGACGAGCACAGCAAATCAAAGGGCAAAACGGGGATGCCTTCCTCTACTCTTTCGAGGTTACGATGCCTGCAGATACACAGCCAATTCCTATCGGGACGAAAGTACGCATATTCGACAGCCGAGGATTCAACATCTTCGACCGTTCGCTCCGCACTGAGGCCAAACCGAAAGACAAGGACACGGCGTCGTATCCGGTACAGGGATTCTACAAAAGCGGACAACGTTACGAAAACACGAGATTATGGCTGTAAAGTGTACCAACTGGCGTGAGGTGGAACTTGAATTTGCGCGAGCAAAAGAAGAGTACGACCGAAAAGCTGTAGAATGGTTGTCGGCGTTGGGGGAAAGAGTGGTGAAGTACGCCCGCGAACACGGTAGTTATACCGATCACACGGGTAACCTACGCAACTCCATCGGGTATGTTGTGGTACAATACGGAAGAATCATTGCTGAATCTTTCAAGTATAACCGCCGTGTCAGACCGGACGGCAATCCTAAAGGGAACAAAGGTGCCGATGAAGCTCATGCCAAAGGGCTTGAACATGCCCGGTCTGTCGCCCGTGAACTTCCCGCTAACAAAACATATCTCGTATGGGTAGCCGGTATGGAATACGCGAAATATGTCGAGGCTAAAGGTTTCGACGTTCTCGAAGGGTCGGGAAACTGGGTGGAATCTACTGCTGAAAAACTCAAAGCGGAGTTCGCTCGATTCTTAAAATCGAAAAAGCGATGAACCTGACCTCTACGGAAATATTCAAACTCGTCTGGGATCGCATCCGGGATTCGCTGTTAGGGAAGACCGTGCCGATGATGTATGCGGACCACTACCCGAATAATCCTTCGGGAGAATTTATCGTCGTAGGCTCATTGTCAAATGTCGTCGGAGATTCGCAGGTGGCAACCGTAAATGTAAACATTTATGTACCGGACACAACACCGACAATCGGTCGTGAAGAGCAACGCTACCCCGATCGCAACCGTCTGAACGAACTAACTCGTCTCGCTTTCGATTCACTAGGATACTACCCTATCAACGAACGCTGGTTCTTTGATGTGAGCGATGAAACTCTTATTAGTGAGGAGGGGATCTCCTACACATTTTCAAACCTCAAAGTAAAACTTAAAAAATATTAAACATGGGACAAATAATCGGACTGAAAGCCGTTCATGCAGGTAATCCTCTCCCGAAAGGAGTAAAAGACGCTGAGGCTGCCGACTTAATGAAGGCTTTCACCAAAATCAGTCAGCCTTATAATGGTGGTGTTTCCACCAATTTCGCGATACCTTCCAGTAATGATTTTTATCGGGAAGGAGAAGCAGACCCATTTTACTCTGCAATCGACGAAACGACAGGCACAAAAGAAGTTACTTGGAATGTCGTAGATTTTGACGACGACACGATGGAATTTTACTTCGGAACTACAGAACCTGCAAAAGGCGAGATTTACGAAGGAGTAAAAGCATTCGTATTCGATTCCAAAAGTGGAGGCTCCATCGCTTTTGCAAGGTTAAAATATGTAGCGACATTGGGTGGTGGAATCAATAAAACCGACCCGCTCCAAATTCAAGTATCTGCGAAAGTTTTAGCTCCGGAACAAGGTGGTTATTCCTGGTGGCCGATTACAACTCCGGAATATACCAAGAGCGTTTTGTAAATTCTCTATCCCGCTGGAAAGCTGACGACTTGCATCACGTCTCGAGGACGGGGCGGGAGCAAAAACAATAGTTTATAATATGAAAAAAGAAGAAGTCGGCCGCCTTACAGAACAACGTGCACTTGACACACTGACTGAAAAAATTGAATCGTTCGAGATTGAAGGCAATGACAAAGAACAAATAACCCTTTACCTATACCCCCTCCAACTCGGACGACTCGCGATGATAAGTCGCCGACTAATAGACCTTGATCTGATTTTCGACGACGAACAGATGGAGGGTGCTGTTAAACGTATGTGGACCATATGCTCCGAAAAATCAAAAGAGGTGGCCGAAATAATCGCTATCGCCACACTTCGGACGCAACAAGAAATCGAAGATATGCTAAAAGAGCGGACAAAACTTATATACTGGTCCCCTACAATGGATACAACAGCTCTTACAAACATTTTGTCCACCATCGTATTTCAATCCTACTACGCGGATTTTATGAACGCTATTCGCTTGGTAAGAACGCTGCGGGTAATGATTTCCCCAACGACAACAGCGGAGCGGATAGCCACTACGGAGGGCGCAGTATCTGGGGACAAATAGATAATCTTATAAACCGCTATCATTGGACTCTTGAATATATTCTTTGGGGGATTTCATGGGCTAACGTACAGCTTATGATTTCCGACGCTCTAAAAACGGATTGTAAAAGTAAATCAACAACTAATATTCCCAACAATGAACAATCAAAAGTTCCCGATATAATTGACATGAACGATCCTAATGCAATGAACACACTTCTTCTGATGGCAGGAGGCAAACGATAACAAACGAAATAATTTATATGCTTGACAACATCCTAAAATCCGCGTCCGCACTCGGCGCCTGCGAACGACTGGACAAAGTGAAAAATTTTCACTCCCTGACCTCTCTGTTTTTTACGCCACAAGGACTTGAATTTTGCCATAAAAACAATTTCCCTCCGCTGGGAATATTTCAAGCTCACAAAAACGAAGTGAGTGATTGCAACATGTATGTGGATTGCGGATGCATAAGGCTCGACAAGCGAAAATACATTTGCTTAGTCGGCAATACGTCGGCTGAAATAGAAGCCTCGGGAGTAGATTTCGTCCACACTGTCATTCTTATGCATGGAGCCTCGGCCACAATCAACGCTTCGAATTATGCCGTAATAAAAGTCGTGAACATCAGCGGATCAAAGGTAGAAATCAATAAAGATAAAACCGTCATCGTATTATGAGTATAAACCTTACCGTAGTCATAGATAACGATGAAGCAATTCGCAAGTTCCGTGAACTTCAGAAAACGGCCAAAACCGTAACGTCCAGTGTCGTGACGGACGCCGACCGTATGGATATTGCAATGCGTCGCCTGGCTACCACCCTCGGACAAATCGGCGTCGGAGTGTCGCTTGCGGGGCTGGTGAAACAAATCGCGCAAACTCGTGGCGAGTTTCAACAGCTCGAAGTGGCCTTCGCAACTCTGCTCCAAAGTAAAGAAAAGGCTGATGCATTGATGTCACAAATGGTCGAACTGGCCGCCAAAACGCCGTTTGACCTGCAAGGCGTGGCCAGCGGCGCCCGCCAGCTTCTCGCATATGGATTCGCAGCAGAGGATATTACCAACACACTGACTCGGCTCGGTAATGTTGCGGCCGGTCTGGGACTGAACCTGCAAGACCTCACGTGGTTGTACGGCACGACGGCCGTACAGGGGCGTTTATACACGCGTGACGTAATGCAGTTCCAAAGCCGAGGCATCGACCTCGCGGGAGAGTTGGCAACGCAACTCGGCAAGACCCGCGCGGAAATCTCACAGATGGTCACGGAAGGCAAAATAGGCTTTCCAGAGGTGTAGATACTAATTGAAAAGTGCGCCAATATTCCAATTGAAAAGTGCGCCGCCA